ATGACTAAAAAAGAAAGAGAACTTACCGGTGGAGAGGTAGCAGTAGCGATTTTGATATTGCTTTTCTCTCTCGTAGTACTTGGAAATGCTACCGAAGTGTGCAGGATAGTAATTGCATTAGTGATGATGATAGGTGATTTAGTTCTGGTGTACCAAGCTAAATACCCAACAAAAAAAGGAGGTTGATATGACGGACCAACAATATTTAATCAAGAATCTTTTGATTGGCGCTGCCGAACTTGGCGCTGCCACGCAAAGAAAGTATGATCATCCACGCCTGGACCTTATAACTCAACGTGAAGCCTATAAGTTTTTTGAGGAACGGGACACTGCATACGGTGAGGAATTTACTCACGGTGAAGCATGGGTTAAAAAAATGGTGAAGGACGGTAAACTTCATCCTCGACGCAAAGGAAAATCGGATAACTCGCCCCTTATGTATTCCAAAACGGAAATGATAGCTCTTTACAATGCCGAATATGCGGTTGTTCATGGAATTTTTGACGGTACACAATTATAGCTATGAGAAACCATTTAAGAATAAATAAAGAAATTAACCCTTCCATAATGCCTGTCGGATGGTTGGGAGAAAAAGAATGTACTTGTTTTACTGTCTATATTTCAGTAAAAGAAAGAACTTCTTTCATGGCTAAATTTGCTATATATAGAAATCGGGTGTATAAGTCAGAAGTTGTTGGATATCTTATTTCAAACTATATAGCTTATCATTTAGGAAAAGGATATGACCCGTTTGCAATGAAGGTTTTAAAGCATGGAAAACGGTATAAAGAACCTTGCAAGGAATATGTGAACTATTCAATAGGCAGCATATCCCAAACCTTTCATGACGTTGTTCGCAATTCTTTGAAAAGTATTCCTATAAAAAGAGCTAATGCTTTATTTTATTATGCTCTAAGCGCTTTTTACAATGCTCCAGACAATGTTCTTGATAAATTGTGTTCTACGATAGAACAGCTAAAGAATCCTGTTACCAAAACGGAAAAGTATCTGACACTACAAACTGAACTTCCAGATAGTAGCTTCAATTTGATTAAAGGTTATGCTTATGATAATGGTATGACAATCTGTGATTTGATGTGTGTTGTGCTAAGAACAGTGTGTATGTCTAAAAAAGAGCGTTCAGAAGATTGTTCTCCTATTGCTCGGTTATTCAACTTATATCGTATTATGACACGGTCCGGAGAACCTTTTGCTGATACAAATGGCAGAATTTTAACAGTACAAGTTTGTGGAGAGCGTGAAAAGAAGTACATGTTGAAATTCATCAAAAGAAGAGGATTAACGAGGAAGGAATTATTGAGGAAAGCAATCAGAGCATTAGTCTATGTAATTTCCCATAAAAGCCGATTTGAAAAGCGCATTCAATATAGCTACGAAGCAATTGTAGATGAAGATGATTATTATTATGAACGGCTTTCCAGAATTGATTTTGCGAGGAATGTATATAGTAGACAACAAGTATAAATGGAGGATTAATAATGAAAGAATTATGTATTGTGTCGTATTTGACGTTAGGAGTGCTTGTAGTATTACCGATAGCGTTCCTGCTTTATATCATCGGTCAATTAGGCTCTATGTGCTTTTACATTTCTGGAAAGTCAAAATACATTGTTTACTATTACGAAAAAGGATTGAGATTTTTAAAGAAATAGATGTTTGCTTATTTAACATAGTACAAACCTTTTAATAATTTAACTAATGAGTACAGAAGAAATTTCTAAAAAGCTTCCCTACAATTTGAGGGAAAAGAAAGAAAAGAATGTTGCCTATCGGTCATTAATTAGACCCGTGTTGGCAGATGAGTTGTACGACAATATTCTGAAAATTGTCGTTGCTCAAAAGAAATACAAGGATCCGGATTACTCTGCTAAGAAGTTGGCGAAAGAGTTGCAAACGAACACACGTTATTTGTCCGCAGTCATTAATTCTCGTTTTGGCATGAACTACTGCTGCCTGGTTAATGAATACAGGATTAAAGATGCACTTAATTTATTGAAGGACAAAAGATATGCCGACAAGAATATTGAGGAAATTAGCGACATGGTCGGCTTTGCAAATCGTCAATCATTCTATGCTGCCTTCTATAAGAATGTGGGAGAGACTCCTAAAAGCTATCGTAAAAAATACCTGTAATCATTTAACGCAACAAGATTATGACATACATTGGAATCGTGAGAATGACTCTCACTAATTTTAAAGGAATTCGTTCTCTGGAAATGAACTTTGACCCAGAAGTGACTAACGTTTTTGGAGACAATGCGACTGGGAAAACTACTTTGATGGACGCTTTTCTTTGGACCCTGTTTGGTAAAGATAGCCAGAACCGTGCTGACTTTAATATTAAAACGCTTGATGCAAAAGGAAAAGCTCTTCCTAAATTGGAACATGAAGTCACCGTGATTCTCTCTGTTGATGGCGTAGAAACTGTTTTCCGTCGTTGCTATAAGGAGAATTGGGTGAAGAAGCGCGGGACCGCTAAAGAAGTGATGGACGGACACACCGTAGATTATTATGTAGATGATGTTCCGTTGAGTAAACGGGAATATGATGCTAAGGTTTCAGCTATTTGCCCGGAGCAGCTATTCCGGCAGATAACTAATCCTTCTTATTTCCCTTCTCTGAAAATGCAGGAACAACGGAGAATGTTATTTGAAATTGTTGGTGGTGACATTACCCACCATGACGTTTTCAACGAATTAATCACTGATGAGAACAAAGAACATTATCGCTCGCTCGTAGATGCTCTTGATTCCGGTAAAACTCTTGACGAGTATAAGAAGCAGGTTGTTTCACAGAAGAATAAAATTAAAGGTGAGGTAGCTGATATTCCCGGTCGTATCGAAGAGAACAACAGGAATATGCCAGAGGAAGAAGATTGGGTCGCTTTGTCCTCTGATATCGAAGAGAAGGAAAGCGAGATTAAGAACTATGATTCTCTGATAGCTGATAAGTCAAAAGCTGACGAAGAGGAAGCCGGGCGTAGACGTGGTGTTCGTCAGCAGATAGATGATAAGTATGAGCGTATGGAAGAGGTCAAGCGCCAGGTCAAAAGGGATGCCAATGCCGAACATGATAAATGGTACTCTGATTTGTCAGCAAAGGAAAGTGAAATATCCAATTTCAAAGCTGATATCCGTTCTCTGGAAAACAGACTACTAACGTTAAATAATTCCTTGGAAGAGTATAATTCTCAGAGAGGAATCTTACTTCAGGAATATAAGACTATCAATTCTGAAACATTCGAAGTGGATAGTTCCGCTCTTGTTTGCCCTACCTGTAAAAGAGCATTTGAGGGCGTGGACTACGATAGTAAGTTGCAAGAAATGCAAGATACTTTCCAGACCAATAAATCTAATCGTTTAAAAGTAAATGTTCAGAAAGGAACTACAATCAAAGCTAAGATTGAAGAGTTGCAAAAACAGATTCAAACTGTAGAAAAAGCTATTGGGGAAAAGAAGAATTTGCTTTCAACGTCGGAAAGTGAGAAACAGCAGTTGCAGAATTCAGAGCCGAAGACAGTAGATGTAATTGATGTATTAGAACGGAATGAGAAATATATTGCTCTAAAAAAGGAAGCGGAAACGTTAGAAGCCTCTTTAAAGGCTATTTATACGCCTGCCGATGTATCAGAACACATCAATGCTAAAAAGGCTCTTCAATCGGATATATATGCCCTCAAAGAAAGACTATCCAAAAGGGAACAGATTGAACGTACCCAGAAGCGGATTGATGAACTGCAGTCTCAACTTTCGAATATGCAGCAGCAGATTGCCGACTACGAACAGATTGAAGCCTCGATACTTGACTTTATGAAATCGAAGGTTTCTCTGGTAGAGAAGCGTATCAATTCAGCTTTCTCCTATGTTCAGTTCCGGATGTTCGATACACAAGTAGACGGGACCGAATTTGACACCTGCGAATGTATGGTAGACGGTACTCCCTATTCCGATTTGAATACGGCCGCCAAGATGAATGCCGGTATTGATATCATCAATGCCATTTGCCGGGCAAAGGGGGTGACAGCTCCTATATGGTTAGATAACCGTGAAAGTGTTTGTAACCTTATTCCATGTGCATCACAAGTGATAAACCTCTTTGTAGAGAGAGGTGCTAAATTAACAATTCAATAATAACCATTTAACGTAACAGATTATGGCAGAAACAAATCAGAATCAAACAGGAGGTATGTTTGACAACAAAAGTGGAGCGCAACCGGCTCCGGCACAACAACCGCAACAGAATCTTTCGATTGTTCAGAAAGATGTGGTTGATACTGTAATGTCTAAGATTAAAGATTTTGAGTCAGCCGGGGAGCTTAAACTTCCGGCTAACTATTCAGCAGTAAATGCACTGAAATCCGCATGGCTTATCTTACAGGAAACGAAGGATCGGAATGATAAACCTGCATTAGTGGCATGTACTAAAGAAAGTGTTGCAAATGCTTTGCTTGATATGGTAGTACAGGGGCTTTCTCCGATGAAAAAACAGTGCTACTTTATTGTATATGGTAGCAAACTAACTTTGCAACGTAGCTACCTTGGAACGCTTGCCATCGCTAAACGTGTAGGAGGTGTTAAAACAGCAGTTGCCAATTGCGTATATGAAGGTGATGAATTCATCTTTTCCATTGACCCAGAAACCGGACTTAAAAAGATAGTAAAACACGTTCAGACGTTGGAAGGCTTAGATGCTAATAAAGTCAAAGGGGCATACGCTATACTGGTTACGGATGATGATCGTGTTCTTGTGGAAATTATGAACATTACTCAAATCAAACAGGCTTGGATGCAGGGAGCCACAAAAGGCGCCTCTCCTGCACATAAGAATTTTGGTGATGAAATGGCGAAGAAATCTGTGATCGGCCGTGCTTGTAAAATTCTGATTGGTATGTCTGATGATTCAGCTTTGTTTGATGAGCCGGACGAGACAGAAGTTGATACGACTGCCGGACAACGAGCCGCACAGATAGAGGGAGGTGCAAATAAAAAGCATCTGGGCCCGGTTGAGGATGCCAATTTTGAGGAAGTAAAACCTACTGCTCCGGTCCAACAGCCTGCACCTGCATCCTCTTCTACACAGCAAGCAAAGGCAACGGACGAAAATCCTCCATATTGATACGATTATGGCAAAGAAAGTCGATAATTCAAAAGGTTTTTTGGTGATAGAGGTTTCGGCAGCGGAACAGTTTGCTAAAGCCGGAGGATATGGTGTTTGTGATTACTGTAATACTCCTGCGGAAAAGGGGTATTACATAGCTGCTCTGAATAGATGGTATTGTCCTAAATGTTATGCTGAATTCTGTAACCGGGCAAAGTATTACCAGGAAGATTCTGCAACAGAAAAAAGGAATTATGAAGTTTATGCTAAGTTGCTTGGAGTATGAAATACAGATATGTGAGGTGCGGTAAAATTACCGATTTCAATGAACTGTTTGATTTGTCTGCAAGAAAGCAACCGGTAATTTGGGTTACCGGTTTAGTGCATCACGAATTTGTGAGGCCTGCCGCTTTCTTCTTACAATGGTCCCTTGCAAAACTAAAATGTACCCAACTTTATAAAGCTAAGAAGGTCGAAAATGAAACTAAAAGTGTTAGGAAGCAACAGTCTCGGTAATTGCTACATCCTTGAAAATAAGGATGAAGCTCTGATAATCGAAGCGGGTATTAAATTTGCCAAGGTAAAAGAATCCTTGAATTATAATATCAGTAAGATTGTCGGATGTCTGGTAAGCCATGAGCATAACGATCATGCCGGATTTTATACAGAGTATCTAAAGATAGGATTTCCGGTACTTTCACCGGAAGCAGTCTATAAGAGCAAAGGATTCTCTGTTATGCCTCCGTTCGTAAAAGTTGTACAACCAGGCAGGGGGTATAAGATTGGCAATTTCAAGATTGTTCCTTTCGAAGTGCAACACGATGTTCCTGCTTTTGGTTACCAAGTCGATCACCCGGATATGGGGAGGCTTGTTTTTCTCACTGACACCTTCTACTGCGAATATACCTTTGATAACGTGAATCACTGGCTTGTTGAAGCAAACTATGCAGATGATATTCTTGATAAGAACATTGCCGATGGCCGGACACCACCGTCCATGCGCCCCAGACTGTTGAAGTCACACATGGAGATTGAGACAACCAAAGGGCTGCTGTCTGCAAATGATTTATCGCAGACTCAAAACATTGTTCTTATTCATCTATCAGACGGTAATTCACACGAAAGAAGGTTTGTTGATGAGGTAGTAAAGCTGACAGGTAAACAGGTGTTTGCAGCTAACAAAGGGTTGGTTATTAATTTCAGTAAAGTACCGTACTAATGACACTAAGGTTTGAAAAGATAAACGGGTTATTCGATAGTAAGGCTCTGTTATTGGCTTTTTCTCTGTTGGCGAATGGTATTTATGTCATAAGCATAAAGAAAGTCCGCAGACAGCGTTCTAACAAGCAAAATGGCTACCTGTGGGGGTGTGCTTATCCGTTGCTTTTGAAAGGAATGATTAATACCGGTTGGGAGTTTGCTACCATAGAACAGATTCACGAGTTTTTTAAGAATCAATTCACATCGGAACAGATAGTCAATAAGGACACCGGAGAAATCGTGTGTATACCTGCTTCTACTGCCGATATGGATACCGTAACTTTTAATACCTACGTGGATAAGTTAAGAGAATACGCAAGTGAGTACCTGGGGATGGAGTTGCCGGAACCAGACAAAAATTGGAAGGAAAATGAAAACAGTGCCAGATTACATAGTGAAAGACCTGCTCCGGCTACTGCCAATTCTGATTGATAATGTTGATTTGGTAGGCAAAAGTACCCGGGTACAAAATGCAGTTAGATTAGTGAAAAATATAGTAAAGAAACTATCAAAAATTGATTGATTATGGCAAAAGAAACAATTCGCCGATATATTTTGAAGACAGAAAAAGGTGGTTGGTTAGGTGAGGTTATTCTTACTGATAAGAAAGAGTTCTACTCTCTTACCGATTGGGGGAACTTTAATTTCTCCTGGTCCACACCTATGGAAATTAGAGAATTCATATTGAGTATTGATGTAGATTACTTTGGAAGAAAAATGTACCAAGGTGTCGCTTATCAGTGTAGTAATAAGGATATGAGAGGGTATTGCGAGAGATTTGCAGCTAAGATATTACCTGCTCTTAAAGAAGCTATTAAACAAGAAATAAAGGAGGAAGAGGTATGATGCAATCATGGTTTCAGTGTAGGACACACTACAGTAAGTCAATGGAAAACGGCAAAGAGAGAAAAGTCAATGAAGTATATCTCGTTGATGCAATTCTCTGGGGAGAGGCCGAGGAACGAATTATCAAAGAGCTTACTCCTTTTGTCCGAGAGGGTAGTACTTTGTACATAGATGATATCGCACGTTTCAGCATCGATTCTATCATTGAAAAGGATGCTACAGAAGCGGACGACAGATACTACAAGGTTGTTCAAGCATTCGTTGTCATAGACGAGGATTCCGGTGATGAGAAAAGAAACAATTACAAGTATCTGGTGCGTGCTTCTGATACTGACCGGGCGCAGCGTATCATGGAAGATTTCAATAAAGACTCTATGGGTGACTGGATTATTGTTAGCATCCAAGAGACACCGATAATGGACGTTTATTACTATTCTTCCGATGGTGCTATTGCTGATATCGTGAATGCTCACAGTGATATTTCTCCTTCATGCTATCTATATGAAAAGACAATAAAGAAGGAAGCTGTAAAGGAGAAGGTTCTTATCGAATGCAAGAAGTATGTAGAGGACATCTGCCGGAATGATGGCAAGGCTATTAATATAAGGAAACGGACCACGGCACTTATTGAAGCTGTGGCAAAGGGAAGCTGTTTTGATATCGATAAACTGCGTGATACAACGCTGGAATTAATCAAGGGGGCTGGTAATTCTGAAAATTATAGCAATATAGCTGCCTGGTATCTTGGATGTCTGAGTCTCCGTCTGGATTACATAGATGAGAATTATACAACTTGGAAAGAATCATATATTGATGCAGATACGGGCGAACAGGTTTGGGTTACCCGTGCCGAGAAAAAACAGGTAGAGTAATAATCTTATCACAACGAGAGATGAAAGAAGGATTTTTACCGCTAAGTAGAAAGCTATTTGAGCACCCATTATGGCGCGAACAGCGAGAATTCAGTTGTGCCGAAGCGTGGATCGACTTATTGAGATTAGCACGGTTTGAGGCGAATTCGACCAAGATACTGATAAAAGGTAAAATGGTAGAAGTCCATCGTGGAGAATACCCCGCATCATTGCGGCACTTAGCCAAATTGTGGGGTTGGTCCAAAAATAGGGTGGATAATTTCATTAATATGCTCATCTCGGAAGGTATGATAAGTAAAAGGACAGCAGACGGGACAAACCAAACCGTTATAACTATCTGTAAATATGGAGAATATAATTTCGTTTCAGAAGTAAAGGGACAAGAACCGGGACAAAGTCGGGACAGTGGAAAACCGGGTTCTGCTGCTATTCCGGAAAAATGCGGGACAGCAAACGGGACAGTAGAAGGGACAGCTAACGGGACAGCTTTTTCCGGTGAAAAAGGTTGTAATACAGGTGAATACGAAAATAATTCTCAAAAGCCGGGACAACAATCGGGACAGCAAACGGGACAAAGTCGGGACAGCGACGGGACAGTGACGGGACAACGAAGGGACAAATCTAATAATATTAATAATATAAATAATATAATAACTCCCCCCTATAATCCCCCCAAGGAGGAAAATGGGAGAGAGCCCTTCATTAAAATCGGGGAGATTAAGGATTCTCTTTTGAAAGATGAACTTTGGAAAGAAAATGCTTGTATGCAATCTGGTTTGAGTGTTGATTTCTTGCCGATGATTCCGGAACAGATTGATAACTTCCTTTCGTGGATACAGTCTATTGGTGAAGAAAAGTCGATACTGACATTGCCCGATGCGAAACGACGGTTTGTCTATTGGTGGAAATATACAGGTCTAAAAGAGTGGAAAGATGAAACAGAAAGAATATCCGGAAAAAAGAATCGGCCAGGTAATAGTGGAAGCCCAAGCGGTGGGGCAAAGCCTAACTACGACGAGGTTTTTTGATTATATCCCTGATGATGTGTACGAGAAGCATCTTGCATGTTTATGTGAGTCTGGATCACAAGTGTTGGCTCGCGAAAATAAGACGTTTGTTGTCGATGATAGCAATGAGCAGGTTATTCGCTTTTTGATTCACTACTTCAATCGGTGCCGATCCGCTGAAACTATCTATCCGGATAAAGGCTATAGGTTGCACAGGAATATCGTGCTTTGCGGTGAAGTTGGGGCCGGGAAAACTATTTTGATGCAGGCTTTTTCACTGTATCTGAGAAAGATAAATAGTCCTATGCAGTTTTTGAACTTATCTGTTGGACAAATGGTGAATTATTACACGAAACACAATAATCTGGATAAGTACACCTACAACGAGGATGATTCAAAAGCATTTCAGTATGAACCGATAAACATTTGCTTGAACGATATCGGTCTGGATTTAACAAGCTTTTATGGCAATGATACAAAGGGTTTGTGTAGTGAGCTCCTTTTTGCACGCTCCGAGATTTGGCAGTTTTATGATAAGTATTGCCACTTGACGACAAACTTATCAGCTACAAAACTGAAAGAGTATTTTAAAGACGATTACAGCCGGATAAATGACCGATTTAAGTATTTCAATATGATTCATTTGTCCGGAGAATCAAGAAGATAACAATTTAACGCAACTGATTATGACAAAGAAGATTTTTAGCAAAGTGATTAACAATCACGGTGACATGGTTCACAAATGGTCAGAGAGTGACTTTGGAACATTTGTTTGTACTGGATTACAGGTCGGAAATGTAAAGCCGATGATGTATTTTGGTCGAGTACTACAAGTGCGGTTGGAAGCCGGGGAGTATGGCAGTGATTTGGTATTGATTCGCCATGCTGACGGTACGCTGGGTTCACATGAGAACCAATGCTTTTTCCGGGTAAAGGACGAGTTTCTTCCGGAACTAAAAAGAATGTTCAAGGATTCATTTGAACATGATTCTACGTCTGTAGAATACACTATCTGTAATAAACTTCCTGCTACAGGTTTTATTATTCCTTCTCCCTATGGACCGGAAGAATACACTCCAATGAGAGAAGTGCGTTCTGCACTATACAGCAAAATAGATGAACTCCTAAAAATGTAGATTATGAAAACAAATTCATTCCAAGACGCTATCAAATCATACCTAGACGAACGTGTAAAAACGGATGAGCTATTTGCCAAAGCATATGCAAAGTCGAACAAAAGTTTAAAAGAGTGTTGTGACTACATCATGGGAGAAGCAAAGAAACGAGGTAATGCGGTTGCAATGACCGATGATGAAGTTTTCGGGCTCGCGGTACATTACTATGACGAAGATAATATCAAGGTCAATAAAGTATCTGGAAGTTATAAGGTGTCAGCGCCTGCGTCTGCACCTGTTCCGAAGGTGGAGCTTACCGAGGAAGATAAAAAGAAAGCCCGTGAGGAAGCGATTAGGCGACTTACCGAGGAACAATATGCTTCCATCAAGAAAAAGCCAAATAAGAGAAAAGAAGAGGATGTTCAACAGATGAGTTTATTCTAATGCTATGGAACCGAAGACTAAATTACAGAAGCAGGTAGTTAGACTTAGTAGTAAATTACCTGCATTATCCGACAATCAAAGCGCATGGGCAATAAAGAAATGCTTCGAGATGGAGGGATTTCACAGAGCTAAAAAGATTTGGTGTACCGAGTGCGGAGAAGTTTTTGAAGCTAAAGGATCTGATTTATCATACTCTTTGTTGGGTGCGGATTGTCCTTGTTGTGGAAAGCACCTTAAAGTGCAAGGAAGTCGAAAAAGGGTATATTCACCTCAATCAATGTACTTCACGATTATAACCACGATTGGAGGATTCCAAGTTTTAAGGCATTTTGTAGCCTCTAAATCCTGCCGTGTCGGTCAGCCTGCAAAATTTGAACTTCATGAAGCTGTACAGAACTGGATATCTCCAAAAGGTATTGAAATCATTATGGCCCGACTGACGAATTGTTCATACGGAGCTTACGATCAATGGTGTTGGAGTACAAGCATGGAAATACGTTCTGATTATTATGTGAAGGATAAATATCACATCTGGGCAAGAGATATCAAAACCCTTCGTTTGCTTCCAAAGCTGAAATATGCAGGAATTGATAATAATTATCATGGCATAACCCCCGATATCCTATTTAGAATGTTGTTGCGTTATCCCTTCGTTGAGACATTAATAAAACAAGGCGATAAAGAACTTTTGGAGTATATGGAAAATAATATAACCCAGGTTGGAAAGTATTGGCCGTCCATTAAGATAGCCAGACGTCACGGGCTTAAGATTGACAAACGAACCGACCTAAGAATGTATTTTGATTATTTGGAAATGTCCGATGCTATTGGGCGTGATGTTCGTTCTCCCAAGTATTTATGTCCTAAGAATCTGAAAAAGGCTCACGATGAGGTGATGAAGCTAAAACAGAAACTTGATGATAAAATAGATTTCGAAAAGAAGATGAAACAGGCCCTTAAAGATGAGGCTGTATATCGGAAACAGAAAGGTAAGTTCTTCGGCATAGCCTTTACTGATGGTACAATCCAAGTACGGGTGTTGGAAAGTGTATTGGAATTTTTGGAAGAGGGAACCACTATGCACCATTGTGTACACACCAATAAATATTATCTAAAGCCGGAAAGTCTTATTCTCTCTGCCCGTATTGGTGACAAACGCATTGAGACGGTTGAAGTCAATTTAAAGACACTGAGTGTCGTCCAGTCGCGGGGTGTATGTAACCAAAATACAGAGTACCACGAACGGATAATCGGACTTGTGAAGAAGAATATCAATTTAATACGTCGAAAATTAACTGCTTAAACATGAAGCTGAATAAAGAACAAGCAAACAGGGTGATAACTAAACATGAATCTCTGGTTATCGCTGCAACGTATAACATTTTATTCACTAATGACATCGTTTGTGGATTGATAATTGATTCCATTGGTAAGGTGAAAAAATCTCCATTGTATCGGCAGCGTACTAAGCAACTGATAAATCAGTGTTCCAAGGAACGTGCTAAATACGAAAAGATGCTGAACAGAATTATAGGTGATCGTGATGAATTCTTTGCCAATGCAAACGATATATTCCGAGAGGATATCGATAAGCATTTGAATGTATTTTACTATTCAATCAAACAGGTTTTTGATAAACATAAAATAAAGAACTCGGATGTGATCTCGCTATTGGAGCAGACAAGAACCATGTGTGAATTCTCTTGTGCCCAGTTCGATAAGCGAGCTGCAGAACTTAAATCGGTGGATAACCGTTTCAACGGCTTTGCTCTTGAATATATGCGCATGACTGCCCTTCACCGGATTCTAAATGAAATCATGCGTTCTCTCGATATTCCGGTAGATATTAATCTAAATACGGACAATTGTATCAATGCCATCAATATAATTTCTAAGAGGTTGGTAGATGGTGAAAATATAGCGAAAGCTATTTCCAATTAAAAGTTTTTGGTATGTCAGAGAAAGGAAATAAATACCCAGGTAAAAAACGTCCAGTAGTTGCCGTGAATCCTGATGGTTCCGTAGCCGGATATTTTGAATGTATCAAAGATGCAGTTGATAAATACGGTATGGACCGGCATAGTATTACTGACAGTTGCAGGCGTGGTACTATCTGCCGTGGGCTACGGTGGTGGTATGAGGAAGAGTTTCGGGAAATCTACCTGCGTGGAGAAACTGATAAATTGAAATATACTCTTGACCCGAACCGTGACAGATTAACGTACCATTTCAAGAAAGGACATAAGGCTGGGAATGGTTGGGATAAATGCTCGGAAGCAAAGAAGAAGAGGCGCCGAGAAATTGCCAGAGAACGAGCCTTGCAGATGATACAGGAAGGTACAAAGAACTTTGCCAAACCAAAAATGAAAAGACCTGTCCGATGCATCACTACCGGAAAAGAGTATGATAGTTTGAAATCATGTGCTGCAGATACTGGTATCGCTTCTAATCAGATCGGAAGAGCTGCACGGCTTGGAGTTGCTACTCATAAAAAACGGTTTGAATTCATAGGCCCGGATGAGAGATTAAGAAAGAATGGAGTACAGCATATTACATCAAGTGCTCCGCTAAGTACAAACACGGTTGATATGCTTTGTCAAATGGCAGAGAAGGCGTATCAATCTAAATAATCAATACTATGGCAATAAAAATCGTAAAAGCAAGAGTCGGTAAATGTCTTATTGATAATACCGATGAAGTAAAGTTTCAATTACAATTCAAAGAAGAAGGTCGGAATAATTACAGCGGATTTTCTATTGATGTTTTTGAGACGGAACAGTTGGCAAATGAGGCTTTGAAAATGCACAATGAAGGGACAAGGGTTTACCACGTTCATTCACATCTTGGTTGTATGAGAAGCTATTTTATGTGTAGAGCTGAAAAAGCTCCTATGGAAGAAAAGGTAACTCGATTAATGCAGTCTGTTAAGGCTGGGAATAGACCGTCTTTTATCGGGGTTCTTTTAAGCGAATCCCAGATTGAAGAATTACGGTCTTATGTAGATGATAAGTACTATAACAATATTCTGAAATCTCGTCTGAAACCTTGTAAATAGAATAGAAAGGAGCAAAAATGGCAAGAACAATTTATGAAAACATTGGTGTTGAATTCGTTTTGGAAGAAATAGACGAATATGAAGCAAAAATCAAGGTTAATGACAAAACTCTGATTTATATATCCAGAGAACAAGAGGCTGAATTTGAGGAAGAACTTAAAAAGTTATTCGACAAATATAGAATTTAACAGAACAGAAATGAAGAAAATAGAATTTTATGCAGGGCAAGACCTTGATAATGCATATCAAGATTTGCAAATAAATGCTCCGTGCTGCGGGGAATTTAATGGAAAAGTATTGTATTCCACTGACACCATTGATGAGATTTACGCAAAAGTTCTTGGCACGTCGAAGTGGGAATATGAGGAACATTTACGTAAGGAACATGAGGAATACGAGAGAAAGGAAGCTGAATTTAAGGCTAAAATTCCTCAATTGACGGATGAATACCGGAAACGTGCAAGAGGTATTATCCCCGTAGAACATTTGGAATATTGGGATAAGATTGTTCCTATTCGGCTAAATGACCTTTACCGTGGGATGGAACTTGACTGTTGGTTAGAACTGATTTCTGTATTGAATGATAGTTCAAAAGAAGAGTTGAAACGACTGGACGAATGTCGAATCCTATTCTCTAAGCAAGGGCATAGCGGAATGAGTGCTGGGCTCGTTTTCTCTGGCTTAAATCAGTTTCATCCTTTGGGATCAAAGTTAGTAATGTATATAAAATCTAATTAGAAAGGAAAATCCATGTATTATAAAATAACGAATAAAGGAAGTGAAATTTATAAAGTCCTGCACGAACAGCGTACCAAGGAACTTACTGCCAAAGAGGAAAATAGTAAAAAGCTGAAAGAACTCATCCCATACAAATGGGAACAGTACTTTGGATGGAGAGATAACAGCTATGGAAGAATTCCTGCATATTTCGGTTTCAAGTTTGAAAATTTGGAGGAAATAGATCGGAATATATGGAGACAGGATAGAGGTAACCCAGAGTACTATATTCCAAATAAAAAGACGAAAGCTGGCAAGGCAATGGCACTTGAACTTGAAAACCTTAAAAGGTTTAGCTTTTATCGCATATGGGAGATGCTTGGAATATCTAACGATACAGGAACGAAATGTGTTCCGTTTCTCGAAATATCCGGAGATGTTATTCTTATCAGTTTAGACGATAGTCAGTCCCCCATGGACTCTGATGTAGTCGAAATTACGAAAAAGGAGTTTATTCAGATATTTAAAGAAAATGGATTTGAAGTTGAGGAATAATCAAAGAAAGGAGTTAAAGGATGGAATCAAAAAAAGCACAAAACATACTTGCAAGGTCGTTTGATGGCGGTCATATCTGCATGGAAAATGCGGAAGCTGCCGTTGAAGCTGCCGAGTCTGAAAAAAATGTGGAAATCGAGAAGTTAAATACTGAACTTCAACATTTCATGAACAAAGCTATCCGAGCTTTTTCCACTGTAACCGAAGGATATTTTATAGTTGGAGGAACCAATTATGCCGGAGCTGTTTTGCAGAAATTCGAAGATGAGTTGATGAAACCTATCTCTAAGAAAGGAAATAAGACCGGGAACTTTACAACGCCATGTTTCATACGTAAGAATACACCGGAGCTTAGGGAGCGTCTAAAGAAGATTGGTGTACGTCCCTTTCTTCTGGATGAAGAGCTGAATGCATGGGGAGATAACATAAAAGTGTTCGGGTATGAATTGACCGCTTTTGCGTGTTCTGATTCGTTGAACGACTGCAAGGGATATTTTGATTGTGGAGAAAATGAAGATTTATTCCTTGCTATTGCCGCTATTCGTAACGATACTGATTATCTGCAATGGTTTGTGTATAACAAAGAACCTCTATTCGTGTTGTGTGAAACTCCCAGTAGGAAGAATTGGTTTAGAGGACCGGCATTGTGGCACAAAGCATCCGTGAAAGAATTAATAGAATATTTCAACACACCGAAAATGAGTAAAACTGATGAGTAATCTAACTGATAATGGGCTTCAACTATTTGCGAGGCAGATTAATGAGGCCGTTTCCGCATTGATTGAATTAGAAGCAATGAAAGCGGATAACCAACAAAGAGAATCGGAGAGTAATTCTCCGGCATATACATCTGAACAGATAATGGATTTGCAATGCAAATACGCTTTGGATTATAATAGCATTATAGATAAATACAGAGAGTTTCAATAAGGGAAATTATGGATAGAATGAAGATTATCATTCCCCACGAGGGAGTAAACGAAATTCCAGAAGGCTTTAAACCCCTTCTGACAGATGAAGGTAAGCTGGTTTCTATTATTCCAAAAGGAATGCATAGGGAGGATGCGTATTGGATAAAGACTGAAAGGATTATTCCGGTTGTAGATTGGGAACAACGACGTTACGAGTTGGTGAAAGCTGCAATGCAAGGGTATTGTGCTAATTCACTTGATTGTGTGGTTAGAACCGCCAACTCGGAAAGTATTGCTCAATGGTCTGTTTCAATGGCTGATGCAGTGATTAAACAGTTAAAAGAAGGCGATGGATGGAATGAGTTTAAAGATTGGTACAACGGGGCGATATATGGGGAACATTGCATATTCAGATATGAGATACTCGATAATGGAAATGTTGTGCCTGATTACATTACGGCTGTATGGAACGACTACACTTGTGATTATATAAATGAAAGACTTTCCGAGTATTTTACAGATTATAAAATCACCCATTGGAAATCTATCAATAAGCCGAAAGGATTAACTAAATAGTAGCAAAATGGATGCAAAACAATTTTTCAATCGAGTTTCCTATATGCGGAAACTTCAAAAAGAATACTTTAAAACTCGTTCGTCTGCCATTTTGAGACAATGTAAACAGGTGGAGAAAGAGATAGACGATGAGATCGAGAGAGCGAATAAGATAGTTACAGAACAGCAACAGCCAAAACTTTTTTGATTATGAAGCGAATTCCGTTTAATACTACTGATGCCGACATCTTCCCTCATATAGCTAAAGTTGCAAAAGGGGGGACGTTTGACGGTTCTGCGCAGACTGATTACCTTGAAAGCTGCCGGTGGTTCGTAGAGCGATATGATTGTATTATCATTCTCACTCGTGATATTGGATATCATACATCTGGTTGGTGGAAGAACCCAGACTACGAACGTTGTTATCACTTGTCTATCTCCTTTCCAGGTGGACGGGATATTAGGAAGTTAGAACACATTCTGGTTAAGTTCTTCGGGAATAATCGTCGTTTATTGTGGTGTGAACCTCCATATAGTAAAGAGGGCAAACAGGCGGAAGTGTATCATTATCGTTTGTTTTGTGATGAGGATTGGCAACCAATAATGCCGCGCGGAGAAGTCTATTCTAAACAGTTTACCGAACTGGGGTGGAAATCATATTCAGAACTACATAGTAGAAACCAATAGCAAATAGTAATCATGAAAAAAGAACAAACCAAAGTTTATGTATTGATGCTTTCTAAGGAGTTTCCTAAAGAGCATCCGAAAGCCGGAGAACAAACCGGATTCAAAGAAAAGTTAGAGCTGGCGTTGAAAGCGCAAGAACAAGCAGAAGAATGTGCTACCTGTGGTGGTGACTGTAAAACTTGCTATTGTCCTTCTGCTTCCGGAATAATGAAGGTGCATACTATTCGTACTAATATGGAGCGTTGGTCGGGAATAATGCAGAAAGTGCAGGAAGGGAAAGCTGTTATCTCTGTCCGGCAGTGGAAAGGTAGGCCCTATGAAAAAGGAAATGTCCAGGTAGAACTATTCCGTCTCGACAAAGATGATGGCGTAGGATTACAGGCATTGAGTGTAATGGAATATACCGATGCCGACGACGGGATAGAACGTGCTGTTTATTGTATCGACGGAAAACCAATGCCAATGCTTACACTGAAACAAATAGCAGAGAACGATGGGCTGACAGTTGAAGATTGGAAAACATGGTTTACCGGAATGACATTCGACAAGCCGCTTCCGATCATCCACTTTACCAAATTTAGATATTAATTATAAACCATTTAAAATTACGATTATGCAAGACGTAGATAAAGTTACAAAACTCCTTAAAGAGGAAACAAAAGAAAGCAATGTGCAGACACTTTCCGGTAATTTGAAAGTAGAGAATAAACCGACAGAAGTAAAGCTGAATCCTGCGATCATGGTTCCGGCCCCATTGAAACGAAAACGATTAAACGATGAATTGATTGCAGAGCTGAATGCCACATACGAACGTCCGGCCATCTGCCGGGATGAACACGGAGAGTATAAAGAAGGTGCTTTCCTGCACGGTTCAAATCTGGTAATGACAAGCATATTGGAAGGACGTTGGCATCTGACTGTGAAAGCCGACAAGCCGCTTTCCATATATGAAGTAAAAGCTGCACGGTACAAGTTTATTCCGGACGATGCTTACATGACACTTGTTTTCCCGAAAAGGTCGGAACTTGAAAAGTTTACTTCTCCACACAGTATGCAAATGATAGAGATTCAAGTCACCAAAAACGAGTAATATTTATGAGAGGGGGGACTATAGGGGGGAGAGGGGGGATGTATAAACTTAAAAATACAGATTGAGATATGATTAAAAAATACGCTTATGTTATCGGCATTGATACCGGAGTAGATACCGGAGTTGCTACGTGGAATGTTGCTGCAAGAAAGTTTGAATTGATAAAGACTACTGCAATTCATAAAGCTATGATGTATGTTAAGCAGATGTATGACACATACGGAGGAAGCATATTAGTTCGTGTTGAGGACCCACGTTTAAGGAAATGGTTTCAATCCAACTACAAAAGTAGGGATGAGGAGAGAAAAATGCTGCAAGGTGTCGGCTCTGTTAAACGGGATGCTCACATTTGGGATGATTTTCTTAAAGATACCGGTATTCCCTACGAAATGACTCATCCAAAAGATTCAAAGACAAAGCTCAATGCTTTATCATTCAAGAGATTAACGAAATACGAAAAGAGGACGAGCGAACATTCACGGGATGCAGCAATGCTCGTATTTGGCTATTAGACAGTAGGTTTGATTTGTAAAGTGTGTTTATTAAGCGCATATTTTTGCTTTTATAGTGTGCTTATTAGGCGCACTTTCTTTATATTTGCGTGAAAATGACAGATGTTACATCTTAAAAATTAGTGTAAAATGGAAGGGTTATCAAGTTTAGAGGGTTGGGCACTGATTGCAACGTACTTTGTTGCGATGATGTTGCTCGTTGTGTTCCTGCGTAAACACAAAAAAACGAAAGAAGAGTTTTTGGTTGCAAACCGAAGTATGCCGTGGTTACTAACTGCGTTCTCAATGGCTGCTACATGGGTATGGGCTCCGTCGATGTTCGTTGCATCGGAAAAGGCATACACACAGGGGCTTGTTGGCGTATTCTGGTTTGTTGTGCCAAATGTACTTACATTGATACTGTTTGCTTTCTTTGCCAATAAGATGCGTAAGCTCCGGCCGGAAGGATGGACGTTCTCGGACTATATTCGTGAGAAGTATTCGAAACGTTGCCATAATCTGTTTTTGATAGAATCGTTCGGGCTGCAGACGATGAGTTTTGCCGTTCAGCTTCTTGCCGGGGCTACCATCTTTTCAAAGATTACGGGTATATCGTTCACCGCTACAACGGTAGTGATGGCGCTGTGTCCTCTGGTATATACATTTGCAAGCGGTATTCGGAGCAGTATTATTACTGACTTCTGGAAGATGCTTTGGATAGTGATTGTTTTATTGTTAGGACTGCCAATTATGTTTTCAAGTGCCGGACCAGAAGCGTTATTTAATGGTCTGGGAGGTGTTAGCGGTGGTTTCTCTGATTTGTTTTCGGGTAACGGACTAATGGTTACTTTGTCCTTCGGTATTCCTACAACGATAGGTTTACTATCTGGGACGTTTGGCGACCAGATGTTCTGGCAGCGGGTATTTTGTGTGAAAGCTGATAAAGTGAAGCGCACAATGATAACCGCTGCCTTTATTTTTGCTGTTGTACCTATTTCCTTGGCGGTATTTGGCTTTTTTGCAGCCGGAACAGGTTTGGCTATATCCGACACACAACTGACAAATGTAGGGGCTGTAATGGCTTTCTGCCCTAAATGGTTTTTATACCTGTTCTTTGTGCTTATACTTTCCGGACTGATATCAACCGTTGATAGTATTATTTGCGCAGTGAGTTCAGTTGCCGGACACGATGTAGTGAAGCGATTAGCTATGAACGAGAAATGGCATGAACGGATTCAGAAAAATATTTTTCTCTTTATCCTTTTCGCGAATGAAGTTCGGGCAGCTCGGTTTGCTATGATCATTGTAACCGTCTCCGCTATTCTGATAGCAAATATTCCAGGTCTAACTATTCTCTATCTCTTTTTGCTGTACGGGACACTACGTTCGTCTGTAATGCTTCCGACAGTGTTTGCTATTCTCGGCATGAGAATGAGCGAAAGAGGACTGTTCTACGGCATCCTAACGAGCATGATTGTAGGTTTGCCGATATTCGCTTACGGAAACTTCACCGGTAACATCCTAATGATCGTGTTTGGTTCTCTCTTCACTATCCTTGCATCGGGGCTTATGGCTATTCGTCGTAAACCGTTAAAGCGTGGTCCGGTTGAAATGGTGATTAAGATTGATAGTTCCGGCACAGAAAAATGTATTGGAGAGATAAAAGCGGTTGGAGCGGAATATCTGCGTTGTGCCGAAAGAATGGAAGGTCAAATATGTGCTTTCCAAGCATTAACGGAATCTGCAAGAGAGACAGCAAAGGAAATCCGGAAGTCAGTTTATCACTACAGGCAGTTAAAAGGAAATGCGTATCTGATGCGTCAGAAGAAGCAATCGAAGTCTAATCACAAAAAATCACGTAGAAAATGAAAAAAAGAATTTCAAAAACGGAGAAATATATCATTGCGATATCTTCTCCGGACGAATATAACCTGTTTATGTGTCCCGAACATGGAGTGTATGCGCAAGGAAAGCATATTACGGACCTTACGTGTGCTTATTGCAAGAAGGAATGTCCGAAGTTGGAGAATGCAAAAGAGCTACATGAGCAGTACAGAAAGGAGTTAGGATTATGAGAAAGCTGTTTATCATGCTCGTATTGGTTACCGTATCATTGGCAGCTAAAGCACAGGTTTACGACGGTATTACTCAACCGACCAAGTTCCGGATATTTATGCCGGTCACTACATCTTTGGAGGGTAACGGTTCTACCGTTACTCCTTTTGTCGGTTATCGGGCAGATGTTGCCAAGTGGTTCTCTGTTACTCCGGTCATTCAATACAACATGAATACCGAAGCGGTGTCTTTGGGCGCCTGGTTGAATGTAAACTATCGGCAGCGGGTTTACCTTCTGGCCCGGTCCACGTACAATACGAAAGCAAAGATATTCTCCGAAACATTGTCCGGCACAATAAAACTCCCTGCCGGGTTTATGGTGGATGCGACATGGGATAATCTATATAACGGTCGGAAGTTCCTGAGTGGTGATCGATTGCAGGTACTTGGAGGTCTGGATTATGGACGCTTCGTTTTCAATGCCGGATATTCCATGCGTGCGTTACCGGGATTTGTGGCAAATATCCGGTTCAAGGTAACACAGTATAATTGGCTACAACTGAAATACGATGAGGGGACAAATTCTATAAGTGTTTCAACAGCCCTACAATTTAACTGATATGATGATAGGTAGAAAACAGACAGCTAATAATGTAGAGTTTGTCCAAGCATGGAAACGGATTGAAACGATAGTTTCCAGAGAAGAGGCAGATTCTTTAGTATCAGCAACCGTTTCACAGATTAAAAAGCAGACAGGTGGGAAACGGGTCGGTTACGCCTGGTCTGGCGGTAAAGATAGCATCGCTTTACAGTATGTGTGTGAACGGGCCGGAATATATCGCTGTGTCATGGGGACATCAAGGGCGTTGGAGTTACGTATGTTCATGGAATGGGTTGAACGGTTCAAGCCTAAAGGTCTGGAAATATACGATGTCAATATTGGTATGAAGTGGTTAGCCGATCATCCGGACATGCTGTTTCCGTATAGCTCCTCTATCTTGGCGAAATGGTATAAGTTACTGCATCATTCAGCGCAGCATTGGTTCGTCAAACGTCACAATTTAGATATGGTTCTGCTTGGACGGAGGGTGTTGGACGGGAATTACGTCGGTAGAGGAACCAATATTTATACAGATCGCAATGGAGTTACCCGCTATTCTCCGTTGGCTGACTGGTCACATGAGCAGGTGATGGCGGTAATACATTATTTCATGAACAGGGAAATACCACCGGTATATGATTTGCCGGACGGGTGGATAAAGAGTACCGGAGTATGGCCGATGCAATGTTCTGGTACAGATGAAGGTTGGAACTATTATTGGAAAGTCGATAAGACTATAGTTCAAGAAGCAGCCAAATGGTTTAGTAGTGCACAGTGTTTTATTAATAATTTGTGATATGAAAAGTAGAAAGTTAGAGAAAAAAAGAGTTTTGTTATCGCAGTTGAAGGAGTTCCCGGGCAACCCGAATGTTCATCCGGAGGGGCAGGTAAAAGCGTTAGCGCAAAGTATGGAACAATACGGGCAATACTACCCGATTGTAGTTGATGAAGACTTTACGGTTCTGTGTGGCCATGGCAAAAAGAAAGCTCTGGAATACATGGGAGAGAAAGAGGCTGATGTTACAATCGTATATGGATTGTCCGATAAGCAAAAGAAGAAACTTCTTCTTGAAGACAATAAGATACAGGATATGTCTTATGTAAACTATGGGGATGTGGAGAAGATGATTAAAGAAATTGGTGAAACTGATATTATCGGCTTTACTCCGGAATATCTGGATGCAATCATCAACGAAGTTAGCTCTGACAACATGGGAGTGAACTTTGCGGAACCGGCAAAGAAGGAACAGAAGTTTACACCAGAGAAAGAAGCTGACGACAATCAAGAAATAGATGAGATTGAAGCGGGTATGCAAAAGGCTAATACGATAGTTTGTCCGCACTGTGGCAAGGAATTCACCCTTTAATAAGTTGAGTTATGGAAAATGTAGATTTATTCAAACCACTTCGGGATATTCAGTTTGTAGACCGGGATATGGTAAAGCCGAACGACTATAATCCAAACAAGGTTTTAGAAAAGAATTTGAAGCTGTTAATGCAGAGCATCCTAACAAATGGCTTCTGCTTTCCTATCGTTGTGCGTCCGGACTTTACGATTATTGACGGTTTTCACCGTTGGCTCGTTTCCGGCAGGGAACCGTTAAAGACAATGCTTGGCAATAAGATTCCTATTGTAGTAGTTTCACATAAGGACGAAAGCCAAGATATGTACGGTACGGTTACTTTTAATCGCGCACGTGGTACTCACATGCTTGAACCTATGGAGAACATTGTGAAATCTCTGTTAGAAAAAGGCAAAAGCGTAGATGAAATCTCAAAGGAAATTGGAATGAGTGAAGAAGAAATATTCCGTCTGTCGAAAATTGATCGGGAGGAATTTTTGCAACTCATGACTAAGCGTACTCAAAGATTTAGTAAAGCTCAAATCATCCGCAGATGTACGTAAAGGAATTGGATATCAATGTTGTTGAAGCGGCCGAGCGCAGGATTCTCGAAGCTTTCAATAAGAATCAAAAAGTTGCCGTCAGTTTTTCTGGCGGCAAAGATTCTATATGTATGTGCGATATGTTGGTAAAGACTATGCAGAAATACTCCATTCCTTTCAACCGCATTATCGTAGTGTTCTTTGATGAAGAAGCCATTTATCCAGATGTTGAGGCTATTGCATTGGAGTGGCGTTCACGATTCATGTCTCTGGGAGCTAAGTTTTATTGGTTCTGCTTGCCTATACGACACTATAACTGTTGCAACAGGTTAGCTAACGATGAAAGCTTTATCTGCTGGGAGCCGGGCAAAGAAAGCGTGTGGGTGAGACCTATGCCTAAGTTTGCTATTCGCAATCACTCAATGTTTCGTATGGGAATGTCGTATCAAGAGTTTGGAGCTAAGATTTTCAAAAGCGTTCCTCCAATGGTCGGTTTGCGGATGGCAGAATCCATTCAGCGCAGGCAGTCTATCGCTGCAATTAAGACTTCACATTTCCTTTACCCTTTGTATGATTGGAGGGATTGCGATATATGGCTGTACATCAAACTATATAATCTCACTATTCCAATGACATACATTTACCTGTATAAGACCGGTGTTCCTGCTAACAAACTACGTATCAGCCAATTTTTTAGTATTGATACAATCAAATCGTTGCCGAAGGTATTGGAATTTTATCCAGACCTATATCAACGGGTTATTCGCAGAGAACCGAATGCAGACCTTGTTATGCTGTATTGGGACACCGATATGTTTCGAAGCTCTAAACAAGACCAGAAATTTGAGTTGGATAAGGATAAAGATTATCGTGTCATATTTCGGGATGCTATGAAAAAAGCTGCCTCGCATCCAGACTTATATCCTGGTTATGAATTGGCGAAGAAACTATATGCTAAGATGTCCGGTAATGAATCTTCTAAAACGTGTCAATTGTCCTATCAGTTATTGATAGCGGGAGACCCGAAGAAACGTTCTTACCGTGCTATTCTGGGAGATATTTACAAGGATAGGGGAGGAGGTGTATAAAAATGCCTAAAGCCGAAGAGGATATTCAGAAAGATAAAGAAAAGTTGCTCACTTCATTAAAGGATTGTAGCGGTATTGTCACGTTTGCCTGTGAGAAGGTTGGACTCTCACGGCAGACGTTTTATCGCTGGTATCGAGATGATTCAGAATTCAAAGAACGTGCGGACGCTATTAATGAATTGCAGATTGATATTGCTGAGGCCTCTCTTCTGAAAAAAATACAGAAGGGGGACACTACGGCTATCATCTTTTATCTGAAAACCAAAGGCAAGAGCAGAGGATATACAGAACGTAAAGAGATTGTTGCCCCGGACGGAGTCGGGGTACAGGTAACAAGCAAAGATTTTGATGTGTCGAAGTTGTCAGAGGAAGAAAGAAAGTTATTGTTGAGTATTGCGGAGAAACAGGATAAATCAGCGAAAGAGTGAGTTTAGCGGAAACAGAAATATTGAAAATGGCAAGAGCGGTCCAGTCTGACGAGTGTAGAAAGTCATTTTTCTACTTCGTTAAAACTTTCTGGGACGTGATAATACCGGAAACTCCGGTATTCAATTGGCATATTGAATATTTGTGTGAGGAATTGCAGAGGTTATCCGGCTACATAGTTCGACGGGAGAAAAAACCGTATGACATCATCATTAACATTCCTCCTGGTTCAACGAAGTCTACTATCGTAACTATCATGTGGCACGCATGGCTTTGGACGCAAGATGCAAGATTGAGAGTTATTTCAAATTCTTACTCTGGTGATTTGTCTTTGGAACATGCTTCGAAGTCGAAGGATATCATCACTTCCGATCTGTACCGCACTCTGTTTCCAGAGGTTATAATTAGGCACGATAAATCCGGCAAAGGTAGTTACGAAAACACGAAAGGAGGCGCCAGATATTCAACTTCAACCGGTGGTACGATTACAGGTAAACACGCGCATGTAATTATCAACGATGACCCTGTTAATCCAAAGCAGGCAGAATCTCCGGCTATGAGATTGCAAGCAAATGAGCATACAAAGACGCTTTCCTCTCGTAAGGTTGATAAAAAGAATACTCCAATGGTAACTATCATGCAACGTCTGCATGATGATGATGTGACCGGCTACCTGCTGAAAAAGAAAAAGGATAAGATTCGGCATATATGCCTGCCGGCAGAAGTTTCCGATCGTGTTAATCCTCCGGAACTGAAAGAACGGTATGTCGATGGACTGTTGGATCCTGTACGTATTGACCGTGAAGTTATAGACGAGGCAAAGGTAGACCTTGGCAGTCGTGGATATGCCGGACAGTATGAACAGGCTCCAAGTGTCGAAGGTGGTAATATCGTTAAGGCAAGTTGGTTCGGGCATATACCAATGTCGCAGTTCCTTGCTGTTCGTGGTGGTGCTCCGATACATTTCTTCCTTGATACAGCTTACGACGAGAAAAAGGCTAAGACCGATAATGACCCTTCCGGAATCCTTGCCGCATGTCGAATACAGAACAACTTATACTTGTTCCATGCGCAGAAGGTCTGGAAGGAATTCCCGGAGCTGATGCGGTTTATTCCGGACTATGTGCGGGCACATGGGTACGATAGTCGCAGTACGATACGAATAGAACCGAAAGCGAATGGTATAACGGTCATTCAAGCAGTTAAGAAGTACACGAGACTGAATGTAACCAGGACACCTGCACCGACAGACAGTAAAGAAGTTCGGTTGCATGGTGTCTCTCCTAAGATTGAGTGTGGTCGTGTGATATTGGTTGAGGGTGATTGGAATGAAGAGTTTACAGATGAGGTAAGCCAGTTTCCTGCAAAGACGCATGATGAGTATGTAGATATTTTGGTTTATGCAATCAATTATCTTTTAGATGATGATTATACGGAATTATCAGAAGAGGATGAAGAAGATATATTAAGTGCTTTAGGTGGTTAATTTTTTAATATTGTAATTATGGGATTGTTTGATTGGATTGTTAATGGTGTGAATGCGGCAATTGGTCGCAATCAAGAGTTTGAGCAGTTGTTGAAAGCTAAGGACGTTAATCGTGCTTTATCTCAAATGACGGATAACTCTGCGAAAGTTGAGGCTGCTTTAAAGGTTTATGATACGCAGCGGCATGAGGTAATGAGTAGGCCTAATAAGGCTGTGTTTGGAAAGAAAGACCCGAAGACAGGGAAACGAAAATTTCTTCGGTGGGAAGAGAAGTGGAAAATTCCTATTCCTTATCCGGTTTTTATCAATGAAATAGCCCTTGTTTTCCTGTATGGTCGTCCTCTGAAATGGACGCAATCGTCTAAGGGAACGGACCGGGCCTTTTCTCGCTACATAGATTTGATTAAAAGTACCAGATTCAATGCGAAGATTCGCGAAGCTAAGCGACTTGCGGGAGCCGAAGGACAAAGTGCTTTGCTTTTTCATACGTACCGGAATGATGAAGGTAAACCGGACTGTTTGATTAAAGTTGTGGCTAAAAGTCTGGGTGATGATATATACTTCCGGAAAGACCAGTTCGGCCGGATGATGTGTTTTGCTCGTGGATATAACTTGCAGGAGGTTGGCGGTGAAATCAAATACCATGTTGATATACACACCAAAAAGACTATCTACCACTGTAAACGTAATGCTATGGGGTGGGATATTGAGGAAGAGGTAAACCTTGCGAAGAAAATATGTGTAGTTCTTTTTGAGCAAGAGCCGGAGTGTGCAGGTGTTGAGCCAATGATGCACCGCAAAGAAATGATGGTAAGTCGTAGGGCTGATGTTAATGATCGATTTTCTGACCCTGCTTTGGTTGCTGATTCGGATATCGTTAATTCTCTTCCGGAAAAAGGAGAAGATAGTAAGCTGTTTGTATTGAAGCCCAGCATCGACGGTGCCAAGAAGCCGGAAATGAAGTATCTCACGTGGGATAATGCACCGGAGAATCAGAAGCAAGAGGCCGAGGAATTGGATGATAAGATTCACCGCTTTTCTTTTACGCCTAAGATAGACTTTGATACAATGAAGAGTATTTCGCAAATTTCAGCTAAAGCATTGAAGCAACTAATGCTTTTGGCTGTAATCAAGGCAGACAAGCATAAGGAAAAGCACGATGAATATGCTGATCGTATAGCCAGTGTACTTATTGCTATAATCGGTAATGTTTTGGATATCTCTCTTCGGGGTGAGTGTGATAATCTGGTTGTAGAACATGAGTTTCAAGAGCCATTCGGTGAAGATATTGAAGCTGTTTTAAAGAATCTAATATCAACCAAAAACGCTGGTGGTATGTCTGATGAAACATTTATTGAAATGAATCCTATCATCAAGGATGCTACTTTAGAAAAAGAACGGTTGAAGGCGCAGCATGAACGTGAATTGCAGGAAGAGAAGGACCGGTATAAACAAGATGTGTTCGGTAGTGCCGAATAAGTGATATGGCAAAGATTGATGAAGATAAATTCAAACGGGCATTATTTCAAAGGACCGAAGGATATGCTGCTAATGTTCGGGCAATCTACCTGGATGTTGTAGAGCGGCTTATCTCTTTAGTATTGGAAATAGAGCCAATCTATGACCCTAAGAAGACGTTTGTCTTTGCCGACTATCCTACTATCTCTGACAAAGCAAACGTTCTGTTACGGGAACTGTACACCCGTATTTATCAACAGGTTCAGTCTGGTATCATAAACGAGTGGGAGCAAGCTAACTTAAAATCAGACGAACTCGTCCGGGCCGTATTCGGTAAAAGGGCTGTTGATAATAAACATTTCGCTCGATTCTTTGAACGTAATAAGAAAGCTATGGATGCTTTCTTCTCTCGTAAGTCAGAGGATGGCGGTTTGAATCTCTCGCAGCGTATCTGGAAATATGAAGGACAGTTCCGGCAGGAAATGGAAATGTCCATTGATTGTTTCATAGGACAAGGGATGTCTGCCAATGTCATGGCTTCAAAGGTAAAACAATATCTGAATGAACCGGATAAATTGTTTCGCCGGGTACGGGATAAGCGCGGAGAACTTGTTCTTTCCAAAAACGCAAAGGCTTATCATCCGGGCAGGGGGCAATATAGAAGCAGCTACCGAAATGCTCAACGTCTGGCAAGGTCTGAACCTAATATTGCATATCGGACTGCCGATCATGAAAGGTGGTTGCAACTTGACTTCGTTGTAGGAATTGAAATAAAACTTTCAAAAAATCATCCGGAAAAGGACATTTGCGATAAACTTGCAGGTCGATATCCTAAAAACTTTGTTTTCAAAGGATGGCATTCGAACTGTATGTGCCATGTGATCAGCGTTCTTGCTTCGGATGATGAGATTGATATGCTTACTGATAAGATTCTCGCCGGAGAGGACACGGCAGGCTTCAAGTCAAAAAATGAAGTGACTGAACTTCCGAGTGAGTTCTATTCATGGATGCAGGAAAATGAAGACCGGATAGAGAAATCAAATAACCGGGGTACTCTTCCATATTGGATAAAGGATAACCCGAAATATACGGGTGTCAAGGTTGAGGCGATGAATACCGGTGAACGAGTGGAAATTCGGAAGAAGGCAAAAGAGAAATATCAATCCTACGAAGGTCCATGGACGAAAGCGTATTATGATGAGTACAGTGGTGGATTCAATGTTTATCACCAAGAACATCAGTTCACCAATACGCAGGGCGGTGGTGATGCGGAGAAGATTGTCGGTAAAATGTTAGCAAAGAATAGCGGAAAACAAGTCGAGTTCCTTCCGGAGAATGGCAAAGGGAAAGGTGTGCCAGACTTGAAGTTTGACGGGTGTACATGGGACGTGAAGTATATTGATAATGCCAATGAAAATACTATCCGCGCGTACATAAAGGATGCCCGAAAAGCGGATAGGGCTATTTTCTATTTCACTAATGATAAATACAGTGACCTACGTTCTGCTATCAATCGGGAGGTAGGACGTTTTAAAGCAATGAATAAGGTTGGTGAGCTTCCGGATATTTACTATATGGATAAGGGGGGATTGCTAAAACTATTGTGGAAGAAAGAATAAAAAATGGGCAGATTATTGCTCTGCCCGGGCTGGTGTAGAAAGCGGGAACATTACTTCCCTCACTCTTTCCACAATGCAAATGTATGAAATATCTCTGAAAAACAAAAGGTTATTCAGATTTTTCCTTTCTTCTCAATTCTTCTTAATGGTCCCAATCTGATAGTGCATTTAGAATTGCTGTATGCGCTATTTTCCAGATGAATTGTAGACCTTAAATATCCGTAACTTATTCCTACCTGTTCCGCAGAGAAAGTTTCGTAGATGGCAGCTTGTGAACCGAAATAAAAATGCTTTTCTGATTTACCGTCTACTTCTATTGGTTCAACGAATTCTACATGATATACTTTACTTGTCTGTTTCATGCTTATATTGTTATTCGTTGACTAAATCATATAATTCTTTCAGCGTATAATAATCTGGAGACCCCTCAACACATAGCTCTAATGCTGTGCTAAGTTTATTGTTCCACTGCTTGAGGATTTCTTCGCCTGGCGATTCGCTTAAACGAAGAATGCAGTTTTCTATATCTTTAAAAAAAACGTTAAGTATATCATTCGTAGACTGTGTTAGCTCTCCACATGTATAATAATGTTCTGGGTTCATATCATACATCTTATCATGTATTTCTTTTATACTTTTCATAATTAGTTCCTTTCTTTCTTGCAAATTTAATTCAAATATTTAATATACGATATAATTCAATCATTTTAGTTTAGTCGAAAAGGCTTAGCTGAATTGGCTTACTCGGTACATTTTCCTTGTTTTTCGTAATGTTTTCCGGATTAAGCGTGATTGTTTTAACCTTTTTCGGTAGATTTTCGTCTTGAATTGGTTTTGGAGTACCGGCCTTTCTCTTTTCTTCATTCTCCAACCGGATGTTGTCCCATATTCGCAAGGTGACTGATTCTTCCTTGGTTATTTCTCGAACAGTTATCAGTGGTATTGGAGAGAAACGAGTTGTGTTTAATCGTTCGTTAATCTTCCACCCGGTATAAAAAGAATCGGGGTCTAAGCTATCATGACAAATAACTTCTCCAACACATCCATGAATGATGAAATTGCAGACGGTCATAAGGCAGCAGGTTCGGTCTATATCTTCGGCACAAAGGTAGTTCCCAATATTCCGGACATGCCAGGCAAGTAATGTTCGTCCGCTACCACATGCCGGGTCATTGATATATTTTCCTGTAGCCTTTTCATTATTATCATTTATTTCTGCCATCATATCACAGATACCGGTCGGAGTGAAGAATTGCCCGGTTCCTTGCTGTTTCATTTTACTTGCGACACATGCCATGTATAGATCACCGAAAGCATCGTACCATTCATGTAAGGCTATCTGCCTATCCATGATTCTAATCCACTCTTGAAACATTTTCCAGAATACAGCAGTCTGTTCCGGTTTATATTTCCAGCTTTCTAGCGGTTCAGCATTGGGAGTAAAGTAGTGGATTATATAGGTGAGGAAATCATTGAAAACTTGGCTAACATCATACCCGTTATTGTAAGTAAAGTTGTTAATCATTTTTTCAAGTTCCCTCACTTCTACCGGAGTATCGTAGTTACTTGACATGGTTTAGAATTTCGTGTGATTCCTGTTCCCAGCAACTTATCTGTATGCCTCCTATGAAAATGTTTCTTCCATCTTCTGTCTCTACAATTTCATTTCGTATGTCATACTCAAATGGGTAGCACCGTTGAATTTCAAGGCGCATATCTGTTTCTTGAACTATATTAAAAGATTGTTCTTTCGATTCTTTTGTTGTCATAATGGTGTTGCGTTAAATAATTAATAAATGTTTATTGGAATCTTATAGTTACTTGATATGGTTTATTCCTCCATATCATACAGAAACTCATTAATAGCAGTTTCTGCTTCATCTTCGGTTAGCCCGATACCAATTAGTGCATCCATAGCCATTTCTTCAAATATTTCATCCATACTTTACCAATTTAAGAGTTCACAAACTTCTTCTTCTAAATATCCTATTTGCCCACTCTGTCCGATGAATACTTTACTCTCATCTTCGGTTTGTACAATTTCATCTTGTACACCATACTCAAACGGATAACGTGGTTGGATAGCTAAGCGTATTTCTGCACTTGGATTCATCTCTGATAACTGTTCGATTAATTCTTGTACTGTCATAATAAATGTTGCGTTAAATGATTGATATTTTAAAGTGAAAATTCTATGTTCCAATCTTCATCAGTTAGGATAATGTAAACGATAAGTTTAATTAAACTACGTTTAGAACCAACCTTAGCAATGGTATCAATGAATTTGTTTTTCTGTTCATCTGTTGCGATGAAGATGTAACCTTGCTTCACCTCTGGTTTGAAAGGGTGAATTTGACTTTTGATTTTTTTGAAATTGATTGCCATAATATTGTTGCATTAAGGGGGGCTTTTGGCCCCCCAGATTATTAAAAACAAGTTTTAAATTTATGTTGTCCGAAGCGGAAACCACTAATACATTGTATCGCTTCTTCAATGGAAAAGGACATTAATATATCACAGGGGAGCCCGTGATCTCCATGTGGGTCTATAAAATGAAATGATGCACCCGAACCGTCTTTGTAGAAATCTACGCTTAAGCATTTCCCGTTACTCAGAGCTTCACGGACTTTTTTTATACCTTCTTGATTATCCATTGTTATTTCTCCAATAAAATTTCGTTCAACATCTTTTTGTCAGCGTCCCAGAAATTATAACCCTTTTCAAGTTTTCTACGTAGGTACTCTTTTTCACCAATCATCCGAATAGCCTTTTCTCTGAGGTCTGAGGCACTCCATTTTTGAGCCTGTTCGATCAGGAAATTCGCCATCATTTTGCGCTCTTCAAATAATTCTCTCACCAGCACGGTTTGCTTTTCAAGTTCGGAAAGCACTTGCGGGGATTTTATATATGCATTGCAAAATGCGTCCTTGTCGAGATTAGTATTCATATATACCTTTTCGATATTTGCATACACTTCTGCCGTAACAGGTTTCCCGGTTCTTTCTTCAAATTCTTTCTGTGTCATAATCAGTTGCGTTAAATGGTTATTATTACTTTTTTTGAATAATCTATAAATATATGCGCTTAATAAGCTCGTTTGCTCAGTACAAATATATATCATATAATTAATATATGAAAGAAAAATGCGAATTATTTTATTTTTTATTTTACTATGCATTATATAAATATCTAAAATACTGTGATTTATGTGGTTCTAAAATAAATGCGCTTAATAGGCGCATTTATGAAATTATTTATATCTTTACCGCAAATTAATCAAATTGGATATGAAAAAGAAACTTTTAGATGCGCTGAAAACGAAATTTTCGGGGGTAAGCGAAGTGATTCTGGATAGGATTGCTACAAAAAAGGCAGAAGGTGTGACGGATGAAAGTCAGATTACGGCCATTGTGGACGGCATTAACTTTCAAGACGTATTGACTTCGTATGGGGACTATCGGGCTAATGAAGCGAATGTTTCTTCTGTGAAAAACTATGAAGAAAAGCACGGATTGAAGGACGGTAAACCGGTAACAGCAGGTGGCGAAGGTGAAGGAGCTAACAAAGGAGGTAAGACAAGTTACACAACGGAAGAGTTGGATAGCTATTTTACTTCAAAGTTGGAAGCTGCAATCAAACCTTACAAAGAAAAGATTGAAACTCTTGAATCGGAGAAGCATCAAGGTGACCGCCAGACTGCCATATCTAATGCGATAAAGAAACTGGGATTGACAGAGGATGAAATGCAGTTCGTTACGGTTCCGGAAGATAAAGAGCCGGAAGAGTATTTAACGGGGTATAAACAGCACCTCATTACAAAAGGCTTGAAATCTGCGGACGAACCGGGAGCACAAGTTACAGATACACAGGTACAGACTGCCGTTGCTACTGATTGGTTGAATTCTTTAGCAGTCTCAGAAGAGAAAGTTTAATGTTTAAATTAGAAATGACATGAAATTTAGAAAAAAGCAAGTTGGTGGATTTCGTCCTATCTGCACAGGTTCTCCGTCAATCGGAGTAGTAGGGGGATTTAATCTGAACAAGGAAAAGGTCAATTATCCGATTGACGCTATTATTCCTTCTGCTTCTCTTGCCGAATACGACGAAAGTTCGTCCCGGCAAGTTGTCGTGTTGAAAGCATCCCGGGTTGTGGCTATTGATACAACCGATACAAAGAAGGTGTCGTTGCAATGTGATGAATTCCTTGCTCCTTTTTTTATGGTGGGTGACCACGTGGCAAAGGAGGATTCCGGTAATTTCGAAGATACTGCAAGTATCACGAAAATTATTAATGACCGTAACGGGTATGTTATCGTGCTTGATAAAGCAATTACAGGTTTAAAGGTTGGTGAGGCCCTGTTTGAAGTGATCGAAGGAACTGCCGAAGGTGAAGCTAAGTCTCCGGCTATTTTCCCTATTGAACATCCGCAGGGCATAACAGTGGGGGCGGAGCCTATGGGTACTTATATCGGTCTTGATGAAGTTTCCGTAGATGTTACTATCAACTCAAAGGGAGAGATGTACTACAAGAGACGCATTCCTCCTATTCCTGCGAAGTTCATTCAAGGGATGTGTTTGAAAGATAATCCTAATATCCAGTTTACGGATTCTTACTAAAGAAAGGAGGCAATAAATGAAATCTATTTTTTCGACTTTTAAAATCAATGACGTAAAGACAGGAAAGCCTATCGACTTCATCGGCACAATGCAGATTATGTTCGATCAGGCATCCTTGGCTAATAAAACTCTTTGGGAGCAAACCTACGTTGACCGTTGGTTCGATTATCGTCCACCGCAATTGGGTTTAACAGCAGAGGGAATCATGGGCAAATACAGTGTTCGTATTCGTGCATCTATCATCGGTAACGATGCTGATACTCCGCTGCGTGCCGGGAGAGGCTTTGAACTGTGGAACGGTGAAATTCCTCGTGTCGGACACAAATTCAGAACAGATGCAAAAACGTTGCGTTCCATGCTGATGGTTTACGAAAATAACCGTATCAATCCCGTCCAGAAATTGAAGGAAATCCAGAAATGTTTGTTCGGTGATTATAAGGATGCTTATTTGGGCTGTAAAGACGTTGCAGATGAAATCATTTTGAAGTCTCTCTCTGGCGGTGGTCTGGCAATCTTTGACCCGGCTATTGATAATCCAGAAGGACGTAAATATCTGGTTGATTATGGAATGCCGGAGGTAAACAAAAAAATGGTTGAATCTGATAAGGAATGGACCGAAGAGAATATTGATAATGCGGCTATTGATGCTGTACGTTATTTGCAGGCTATTGTTTACGAATATGCGAATAAAGGTATCACTTTTGAGGCATTGCTGATGGCGCCTGTTATCAAGTATTGGATGATGCGGAGTATCGGTTTACGTACCGGTTATCTGGGTAAGGATAAGAATACTCGTTCTCTGACAGAGGATGAATTTTCGGCTTATCTGAAATCCATGAAGATTCCTAATATCATCGAAATCAATAAGCGGACAGCTTACCAAAAAGACGGTGTTCCTACAAACATCAACCCGTGGAATGATGATGTAATTGCGTTCATTCCGAAAACTGATGATGGCAAACTTGGTGAAGTGCAGCCTGCATTTGAGGACAATGCTCTTATGCCAGACCCGGATGTTCAATATACGGATGCCGGAGACGGAATTCGTATAGCAAAATGGACTACGGGTGAATCAACCAACCAACAGGCTGGAGAAATCACACAGGGCTCTTGGCGTGCAGTTCCTATCATCTCATGTATTAACGCTATCGTTAATTTGAAGGTCAGAAATACGAATGTTCCATATCCCGACGGAGAAGAAATTCCTGTTGGATAATAAAGTACTGTATGAAGCTTATAGTAATTAAAACTTTTAAGGATAAAGAAACAGATGAACTTTACCAACCAGGTACAGAGATTCTGCATTTCGATGATGAACGTGCAAAAGACGTTATTAATCGTAAGTTGGCTGTGGAGGTAAAAGCTCCTAAAGTTGTTACTGATATTGACCTATCCAAAGGAGCTAAGGAGGTTATTTCTTTGGTAGCTTCATTTACTGACGTCGAGAAACTGAACGGGTATCTTACATCGGAAAATGCGGCTGAAAAACCTCGTTCAACTGTCGTAAAAGCTATTGAAGCGAGATTAGAAGAGTTGAAGAAATGACAAATTCGGAGGTATTCATAGCAAAATGTTTGCACTATAATCCTTCTCCGCTAATGGTGAAAGATTTGTTGGATGATGTGGGGTTGAAATCGGAGGAGAATTGCACAGATAAACGGAAAGTCGTGTCTGCCGTTCTGGCTTATCTGTCTGGCGTTCGTTCTTTGAAGTCCGAAAGTGAGGCTGATTGTTCAAATTCGTATGACGTTGAAGGACTAACAAAGCACATCGTAATGCTATGTAAGCAATTTGGCTATGATTCCTCCGAATATCTTTCTGGTGATTTGACAGAGATTGAGGATGGTTCTTGTATGTGGTGAGTGATATGTGGTATGAAGATAAAATAGAACTGTATGTACCGGGAAGCAACGGGCATGACGAAAACTTTAATCCCGTTCAAAAACCGGAGTCTTGGAGTTTTCTCGGAGATTGCAAGATACATGGAAATGCGTCTGCAAAAACGGTTCCTGCTGCTGACGGTAAGGATTACATCTACAACTACAAGATTACGATGTACACACCTGCTATTATCCCGACATTGAACGATAAAGTGCGTATTACTAAAGCTGATGGTAGCATATCTGAAAAGGTTATGACTGTTGTCGGTGCTGGTACTACTAAAGGCAAGTTAAGCATATTCTTATGAAACTGAAAAGAACGGGTGATTGGAAACGAGTTCCGTCAATATTGGAACAAGCGGTTAAACGTGTTGAGCAGGCGGTACTTTTCAATTTCTATGTAATCGGTGAAGGTTCTGTTAATCATGCTCGCGAACATGGCACTTATAAAGACCGTACAAGCAACTTGCGCAACTCAATAGGTTATGTAATTGCTTATAATGGAGAAATTATAGAATACGGCTTTAAAAGGAGTGCGGGGATAACAGATAAGGAGGCTTTTCTTGCAGATTATAAGATTCAAGAAATGATCGGAGATTCCGGTTTTGATTTGATAATCGTAGCAGGTATGAATTATGCAAGACACGTGGAAAATAAAGGATACGATGTTCTTTCTTCCACAGAAAAGTATCTAAAGCGAGAAGTGCAGGCTAAGATTAAAAGGATTCTTTCTAAAGCAGGATTTAATCAATGACAGGACAACAGGCTATAACTGAAATTTGTAAGATGCTCGCCTCTGGAAATGTTGGCGTTCGGATATTCAAGAATAGGAGAGAGATAAACTTCTCCGGTTCCGAATACATCGTTGTCAATCATCTTTCATTTCCACAAGAAAGTGGTCTGCAGTACGGCTATGCCAATATCAACATTCATGTGAAGGATGCAGATACGGGCGAGCCGGATAGCGGACGTATCGATCAGATCGCAGCACTTGTCTTGCCTCTATTTAAAGAAACGGAAGATGCCGAAGGTAATGTTTACACAGTTCGTTTAGGTGCTGAATTCTCTCTTTATGATGATTCGTTCTTTCCCGATGAGGACGGTACGAGTTACCAGAATTTTAAAATTAAAGTATTGTATTATAATTAAATCAGTTAGTTATGTCAAAAACTGCGGTATATGGTATTGAATACCTCAAATTGTCTCCGGCCATTGAATCCGGAGAAACAGCCGGAACTTATCCGGATTTTGAGAAGGTAGCTGCCAAGTTTCTTGTTACGGCTATTGTGAAAGATTCTATGTCTTTCAGCGACCAGGCTCCCGGTGACACGGATATCGAGGTCGAGGATATGGACACTCTTTATGCCTCTCTTCCTTCGGATGCCGGTAGTGAGGGCTTCACGGTCCAAACTTATGATATGGGCGAGGAAGCCTATAAATATCTGTTGGGATATACAAAGAATGCAGAATGGAATGAGGAAACTCCCGGATTCTCTCTCGCCAATCAAGGCGTGGAGTTGAAAACGAAAGCTTTTCAAGATTTCCCTGCCCGTATCTTCCAGTGGGCACGCATGAAAGTGAAAGTTACCAAAACCGGAAATATCGGTAAGTCTGGTTTTCCGAACTTCAATCTTGAATTCAAGAAACTTGCTAATCTCAATAAGGATGGCAAGGAAGTCAGCGGGGCGCGCAATAAGATTTATACTGCCGTTCCGGTTGGTTGAAAAGGGATGCGGAGTAGTTCAGTGGTAGAACATTAGGTTGCGGGTTACTGCCTAAGTGTCGCCGGTTCGAATCCGGCTTCCGCTACATAGTTTGTTAGGTAGAAAGATGGTTGTAGTAGGGATAACGACTATTGAACACCATCATAAGATTGTTGCAAGTGCCCCGGTCGATACGGGCCGGGGCTTTTAATTTTGATGAAGATGGAAAAAGAAAATGTGCAAAAGAAGGTTGCCAAAACGATGTCAGAGCGACCTATTATTCTTTGGTTTGGTTGCCTCCCATTTTTGGTGAGGCCAATCACATTTACACAGATTTACGATCTTGGCTCTGTGTCAAAGGATATGCCGGAAGTTGAACAGCAAAAGATAGACGGACGTACGAATGTCTCGGCTACTTTGATGTATTACGAAGAGGCTTCCAGAATGTCAGAGATAGCGGTAATGACAATCTTCCGTAGTGTTTGGATGCGAAAACTGTTCCGGAAGTATATCAAGAAGAGATTAACAGTCCATAAGTATAAAAAGTTGCAGGACTATATGGCACAGACAATGGATGCTAATTTTTTTTTAAGCACTATCATTTTCCTAAGAGGGCTAAACGAGACGACGAAGCCGACGAATACGCCAGAAGTGATAGTCCCTGGGCAACCATTAGTGGAGTGATGAAATACTACCGCATGAGTTATGAAGAAGTCGTCAGCAAAAGGTCATATCTGAATATCATGTTACTCAATGCGGCTATTCCTGGTACAAAACCGAAGGAAGGAGAGGAAACAAAGAAAGTTCACGCTAACGAGTATTTTGCTCAATTTATGTAAGTATGGATACACAGGGAACAATAGGTATTAAAGCTACTTTGGATATTTCTGAAATGCAGAAGAATGTTCAGAAGTACGTCCAAAACATTGATATGATGCAGGACCACACCGATACTGCCAGCCAGTCCGTTGCCCGGTCTTTCTCTCGGATGCAAGCTGCCGGTGCTGCATTCCTCTCTATTGATATGGCGAAACGTTTAGCATCTGAAATGGTTTCGGTATATGGTACGTTCCAACAGCTTGAAATCAAATTTACCTCTATGCTCCAGTCTGGGGAGAAAGCTCAAAAGTTGATGGGGGAACTCGTGAACTTTGCCGCTACTACTCCTTTTGATTTGAAGGGCGTTTCCCAATCTGCGACACAGCTTGTAGCTTATGGTACGGCTGCTGACGATGTGATAGACCGTCTTACACGTCTCGGAAATATTGCGGCCGGATTAAGTCAGCCAATCGGGGACCTTGTTTACTTGTATGGTACAAGTATGACGCAGGGCAAACTTATGACGCAGGACTTAAATCAGTTTGCCGGGCGTGGTGTACCTATCTTCGAAGAGCTCGCTAAAGTTATTGGGGTTAATAAGGATGAAATTCGCGAACTTGCCGAGCAGGGGAAAATCAGTTTCTCATATTTGGAACAAGTGGTTGATAACCTTACGAATAAGGGAGGAATGTTCTTCAATCTAATGGAAGAACAAGCGAAAGCCGTTTCCGGTAAGATATCCAATATTGGTGATAACATCGATGTGATGTTTAACGAAATGGGACAAGCAAGTGACGGATTCATCAATACAGCTCTGGATGGTACTGCATTCTTGATTGAACACTATAAAGAAGTTGGTACGGTTCTTGGTTCACTTGTCGCTTTGTATGGCATACATAAGGCTGCTCTTATCGCTCATGCAGCATATTACAATTCAATCAAGAAGATAGATGAGGTTGCCCGGCTTACTGCTGAGGCGAACGCTTTGAAAGTTCTGGAAACAGAAGAAATCAAAGCTAATTTGTCTAAACAGAATTTAGTTGTTGGTTCTACAGCCTACTGCAAAGCACTAAAGGCTGAAATTGAAGCTAAATTGGAGTCACAGAAAGCTACTCTCCAATTGGCTACTGCGGAATACTCTTCTGCGCAAGCATCCTATAAGTCAGCGTTGCAACGTTCCTTAGCTGCAAAGCAGGCTATCTGGCGCAGAGAGACGGATTTAGTGCTTGCCAAAGCAGAGGGCAACCAAGCTAAAATAACTTTGGCTCAAACTGAGTTGCAGAAAGCCATAGACGAGAGAGCTTCGGCAACGAAGGTGAAAAAGGCTGCTGCCATTGAATTGGCGCAAAAGAGTGCTGCGAAGGAAGCTGCCGCCACTGCTGTAAGTACTACAACTACAACATTGAATACAGCCGGAGAAACGGCTAATATTGCCGCTAAATCGCTTGGTGCAAAGGTTACTAACATCCTTACGGTGGCTACCGCCAAGCTTAATGCTGTAATGGCTGCTAATATATGGACCATTGTAGCCATTGGTATCGCTGCTGTTTGCTATGGAATTTACAAGTTGATTACTTACCAGACCGATGCAGAGAAAGCACAGGAAAAGCTAAACAACAGGATTAAAGAGTTTAATTCTGAAACCGATGCCGAACAAGCAGAGATTGACCGTCTTTTCGGTAAACTTGATGCTGCAAAGAAAGGTACAGATGAATACAATAAGGCAAAACAATCTATCATTGATAAATATGGTGAATATCTGAAAGGTCTGGGCGATGAAATAGAAGCTCTGAATGATGTCGCAGGTGCTTATGAAGCGGTAAGTGCGGCAGCTAAACAGGCGGCACTTGACAGGGCTATTGCTGATTCTTCTACTACAGCTCAAAAAGATTGGGCAGAGACACAGGGTAAACTTGTCGATAAGTTGGAAAAAGCAGTACGTGATTCCGATAAATTCAAGGGAAAGAAGGGTATTGATAGAGAGGTTTCTTCCATCGTCCAGATGATTAAATCCGATTTGAAGTCTGGGGGATTGTCCGATGAGACGAAAAAGATTGTATCAGGATTGACGAAAGAAATTTTTGTTTCTGCAGGTTATGGCTCCGGTCAATGGATTAAAGGAAATGATGTGCAGGTTTATGTACAGCGCATGATTTCAAATAATAAGTTGCTTGAGAAAACCTACAAGGATATTCACGATAAGTTAGGCTATGATACCAACCAATATATAAACCTCACAGCGAAACAGATATCTACTGATATTGCTATGTTTGAGGCTGCGCTTGAACGATTTAAAAAGTCTGGAAAGAATCAAGTGGTTAAGATGCACGATGGTTCCATTACAAGTCAGATGGGAGAGGCTGAAATGACAAATCACCTCCGTAAACTTAAAGAAGTGCAGGAACAACAACAGAAGGCTGCTGAAAAAGAGGCAAAGGGTGCTGAGACAGTAGCTCAACGAAAAGTTCGCTGGACTAAAGAATTAACTGAGGCTGAACAAAAGCTGGCAGACTTGAAAGATGATAATTCCACTGCTACCGAGAAGGAGATTAAAACACAGCAGGAGTTAGTCGATGGTTTGAAGAAGAAGCTCGGTGTTGATGATAATTCTGTAAAGTCAAAACAGAAAAAGCAGGAAGAGGCTAACCGGCTGAAAGTGGAGCAAGCCGAACGTCAGCGTCAAATTGACGAAATGAACCAGCAGGATAAAGAGAGGGCTATCCAGGCAGAACTTGAACTTGCGCAGGCAAAGATTGATACCATGGACGAAGGTTTCAAGAAGCAGCAGGAACAGATAGACCTAAATTATCGGAAGGCTAAAGCTGACAATGCTCGTCGTACTGCCCAATATATCAAGGACCAACAAGAAGCTGAACGTAAGGAGTGGGAGAAAAAACATCCGAAATATAAGGAGGAAGGGCTTGTTTTTACATCACCAACTAAAACAAAGAATGACCTGCCGCAAGAAAAGAAGGATACTCTTAATGCCTATGATAAGGCTGCTACCGAAGCAAGGGAAAAGGCGGAAGCCTCTTTGTCTAAAGCTCTTTTGGAACAGTACCAGGATTATACAGATGAGAGACTTGCTATTGAAAAGAAATTCAATGATGATATTGCGGCTCTTCGTATTCAGAGAGAAAAGTTTCAAAAGGAAGGTAATACAGAGAAAGTTCAGCAAACGGACCGTTCAATAGCGCAGGCTACAAAGATGAAGGGTGAATCCCTTGTAAACTTTGACTATGAACAGATGAAGAAGTCTCCGGATTATGTACGTGCCTTCGAAAATTTGAAGCAAACTTCAACGGAAACATTGAACTCTCTACTGGAACAATTGGAGGATGCAAAGGAATCCGCTGCCCGTGTGCTTTCTCCCGATCAACTTCGCGAATATACGAGTACGATTCAGTCAATAATGGATGAATTGGAAGATCGTAATCCTTTCCAGATGCTCGCTGATCGGAAACGTGAGCTTGCAGAAGCAGAGGAAGAACTTGCGAAAGCAAAAAAGGAACTTGAAGCTGTTCAAGGTGGGGCCCAAATCGTGACGGGTGTCAAAAATACTAAGTATAATGCAAGCACGGGAAAGATCGAGTCTGAAAAAACGTATCTAACTGCTGCCGAAGCTATGGCAAAGTATAATAAAGCCCAAGACAAAGTTATCAAGAAGAGTGCGCAGGTTACATCTGCCGAGAAGAAGGTTACAGAATCCTTTGATAAACTATTCAGTGCCATACAGGATGTTGGAGGCTCTATCGGTGGTTTGACGGGAGAAATTATCGGTATGATTGGTTCTATTGGCTCAACTGTTATGACTTCAATTGAAGGTTTGAGTGCAGCGAGTAAAGCGTCTTCTGCGGCTATACAAACAGTTGAAAAGGCTTCTGTTATTTTAGCTATCATTTCTGCCGCTATTCAGTTGGCTACTAAAGTTGCATCTTTCTTCGCTGCTGATTATTCGGAGTATAATAAGGCGAAAGAAGCATACGAGAGCTATGTGAAGGTTCTTGATACTGTTATTGAGAAGCAAAAAAAGCTTATGCAAACCATGACCGGGGAGAACGCAAAAAATGCCTATAAGTATGCTCTTGAACTTATAGACATACAGACAAAGGCAACCCGTGAACTTGGAAAGGAAAGACTGAACGCTGGAGCCAGTGCCGGTTCTCACTCTATAGGTGTACGTATCAAAAACGGTATGTCGGATTCCGGTTGGAAACAGGCATTAGATGCTCTTGGAACCAGTACATACAACTATATAAAAGAAGGACGTATGACCGGATTGTTCGATCTTTCAGTCGAACAATTAACAAAGTTGAGAGATGAAGCTCCAATATTTTGGGCTAAGTTAGATGACGATGTACAGGACTATCTTAATTCTATAATAGAGGGTGGAGAGAAGATCGAGGAAATTAACGAGGCTTGGAAGGAAAGCCTTACGGGTGTTTCTTTTGATTCTGTATATGAGAGTTTCCTTGATATGCTTTACGATATGGATGCTGATTCACAGGATTTTGCTAAAAGTTTCGGTGATTATTTCCGCAAGGCTATGATTAAAGCCATGTTCGATAAGAACTATAAGGCAAAGTTGGAAGAGTGGTACGATCTCTGGGCAGAGTACATGGACGATGGCGTTATCGATGATGATGAACAACGGTCGCTTGATAACTTGAAGGATAGCATCATCTCCGGAGCGAAAGCCGGTGCAGACTTGATTAACGACCAGTTCAAAGATTTGTACGAGGATGAAGATTCACGTGAAGGTTCGCAAAAAGGCATTGCAAACGCTTCGCAAGATTCGGTCGATGAGTTGAACGGTAGAATGACAATGACTAATGTCTTGTTGTCTGACGTAAAAATAGAACTGCAATCACATACTCTTATCTACAAAGGTGTAGCAGCCGGAATAGTGGATATCAAAACGATAACTACGACGATAAATGAGAATGTGAAAATAATCAAGGATAACATGAATACCATCGTCGGACATCTTTCTAATATTGACACCAATACAGCCAGACTGGAAGGAATCTCGAAGGACATAGGTCTTATGAAGGATGGTATTCAGAAAATGAATGATAAGGGGGTAAAATTAACGAGATGAAAGGAGCTTTTTACATAGACGGTGAAGATATGTACCTTCGTTTTGGTGCAGTTCTTATCAGTGGTGGATATGATGATATACTAACATTTCCCTCTCTGAAAGAACCGGATAAAAACGATTGGCCCGAAGAAGACGGAGTAGAAGTGGACTTATCGAATCCGAAGTTAGATTCTAAAGAAATTACTTTGGATTTTTTTGCAGAAGACGCTTTCGGCTTTGTTGATTTTGTCAGCAAGCCGAAATATCATGTATTCCGAGTTCCTTCTTTGGGGCGTGAATGGAAACTACGTTTATCTTCTCAAACAGATAATAAAGTTTGGGTAGATTCGACTAAGTTTTCTTTAAAGTTCGTGGAGGATTCGTTTGAGCGTCCGGAAGAGTATGTTCCGGCTTCCGGTTGTGGTGTGGTTATTCCTAAGTGCAGTTATGAAATAGACGGTATTTCACTGCGTGATTATGGTATAACTGTAACCGAGGCAAAAGATGATGTGTTGAAATCACCTGCTGCAAAACGCAATATGCTGCGCCAGATTCAAACGAAAGACGGGCAGATATATGATGTAGAGCAACTTTTCTTTAGTACTAAAGAGGTGACTTTCAAATGTGAAATGTGTGCGGCAAGTATCGAACGGTTTTGGAAATGCTATGATGCTTTCTTCTATGATTTGATACAGCCGGAGGAAAGAGCTCTTTATGTGGAATATACAGACGAAGAATATCCATGTTATTACAAAAAGAGTTCTGGCTTTAAGATTCTTTCTCTTTCTGGAACTGTACGAGTATCTTTTAGTTTCACGCTTGTATTTACGGTATTCCGCATAGGTGAAACTGATTACATTCTGGGTTCAGAAGATGATGAAAGAATAGTGTTAGAGGATGATGGTGAAACTTGTATAGATATGAAGTATTATGCCGGTTAAGAAAATTAAGGTATCACAGTTGAAAGCTGCTACAACTCTGGTAGGGTTGTGGACTTTGGGTGTGGACGCTACCAATAAAAGCGTGAAGGTTAGTCTTGAGTTTATCAAGAAAGCTTATGATGATGTTGTCGCTGCGACGAAAAAAGCACTTGATGCTGCTACGAATGCCGATACTTCGCGAACGCAGATTGAAGCAAATGAATCTACTCGGCAGACAAATGAAACGGCTCGTGTTAAGGCTGAAACAAATCGTGCTACCGCAGAAACTGCACGAGCCAAAGCGGAGACTAATCGTTCTACAGCCGAAACAGATAGGGTAAAGGCTGAAACTGCTCGTTCTACTGCTGAAACGGGTAGAGCGAATGCCGAAAAGACTCGTGTTGAATCCGAGAAAGAACGTGTGTCTGCCGAAACTGCTCGCATCAAAGCTGAGGAAGGGCGTGTTAGTACAGAAAAGAATAGAGTAACAGAGTTTGCTACAATAAAGAAGAACGCAGAAACAGCAACCGGAAATGCTAATACGCAGGCTGATCGAGCAAAAGATTTTTCCGATCATCAGCCGTACATGGGCGACAATGGTAATTGGTGGAAGTGGGATGAGGCGAAGAAAGAATATGTTGATACGGGCATTTTGGCGAAGGGAGGTGTTCTCTATCCTTCCTTTGATATAAACCCCGAAAATATGCACTTGTATATGACTTATCAAGATGATATTTCGGCAGATATGTTTGAACTGAAAGAAGGACATTTAATTTTTAAATTCAAATAGTATGGCAGGAGGTATAATTGATTTAGGTGCTATAGGTTTTGTTGATAAAGGAACTTACGGGAGCACAGTAAAATATGAGTTTTTGAATTTCGTAATCACGGACGATAGCTGTTATTTGTCGGTGAAAGACGAAAATATAGGGCATCCGGTGAGCGATACGCTTTGGTGGAAATGTATAGCCAACGGAAAACAAGCGACTGAGGCGGCAAAGAAAGCTCTTTTGGAAGCGACACGAGCTTCTAATGCAACCGATAACTTGATAGGCGCTGCGACTACTGCGGACCAGGCAGCAACACGTGCGAATGCATCGGCAAATAATGCCGATGTAGCAACGGCAGCAGCAGAGCAGTCCGCAATACGTGCTGATACCATTTCCGGTGAAGCAAGCAAGAAAATTGTTGAGATGGATGCTTTGTCTAAAGCTGTCGCAGGATATATCAATGCCGCCCCAGTGCGGATGTTGGTTTCTGTGCCTGTGTCGATTAGCACAAAGAATAAGCTACGGCAGAAGATTGGAATTACTCTTTTCCCTTCCTATTGTCTAAAGAACGCTTTGTATCAGAGAATATCCGGTAACTCTGTGGACGCTGACCCGTCCGGCAACCTTGCCATATTGGGGACGGGAAAGAGTACCTTCTATGTTATTCCTACTCAAAATACGGAGCTATGGCAGAAGGTTGATGTTACTATCCGTACTCCACTTATTCGTTTGACGGGTAACGGGAAAATTCGTTTGAATGGTAGTAAGATAAGAATTGTTTAACTATTTAATAAATTTGAATTATGGCTTTTACAGAAGCAGAAGAAGCAAAGCTCCGTACTATTATTGGGGCTTTTGATGGTGGTCAGCAAGTCGATGATTTGCCTTTGGCTACAGATGAGGTACAGGATAAAAAGATAGAGGTTTTCGATGATAAAACGGGAGCCTCTGGTAAAATGGATTTGAGACAGGCTGTTCGTTTGTCTAATGCTCCTTCGTGTGGGCGTTATTGGAACATGGATAATTCTACTCCTAAAGCGGCCGGTTGGTTTGGTAGCCTTGAAATGTTGCGTGACTTGCAAGATGTGCTCGTTCTTGGTGGTTATCTGGTAAAAAACGACCATAGCCGGAGGAAACTCGACCCGACAAATCACTATCGGTTTGCGAATGGTGAAGTTGCTAAACTTGACGGAAGCATGGGACATTATCAATGGGGATGGGGAAAGCAGTTCTATCTTGCCTTTTATACAATAGGTCGGCTTTTTTATGAAGAAATCTCTCTATCTCCTATTCCGGGACAATATAACTATGTTATACCCGTCGGAAGTATGTCCGCTCACGGTCATGCGTGCCTTGATCGTACAACAGACACATTAGTAAGCTATGTGAATGAAGATGTGAACTATCGAGGAGGTGATAATAACGCCACTTATGATGGTACTTACAGAACTATGATAGGCCGAGCTGCAACTAATAAGACCACTGAATATTTCCGTGCTGCAGCTCGTAAAAACGGTTCTGGCTGGTTGTGTGGTACAATGCGCCATTTTACAGTCGTAAAAGTGCTGTTTGAGATAATCTTTGGCACAAGAGATATGCAGGCAGCTTTCAATGCAACAAGGGATGCAGACGGTTTGCGTCAGGGAGGTTTAGGTGCAGGAGTTACAAATGCAGGTGCTTGGTGGGGTACTGACTTTGGATATCGACCTATTCTTCCTACAAGTGTTGGCATTGAACTTGGAGATGAATGCGGTGTTTCCACGTATAATGTTCTAAAAGAGGACGGAAGCACGTACTATGCAGCTCCTGTTCCCGTATTCTTTGGCTTGAAAAATCCTTTCGGTCACTTGTGGCGGCAAATGGATGATGAATTTGTCCGTTGTAATGCAGATACTTCGACAACGCACTTAGTAGCTCCTTCTATTTATGGGACTTGGACGATAGGGAATGAAGCCGGTATGGTTGCTTATTCTACTTCTCCGGTAAAAGGTGAAAGTTATATCAAGCAGGTAAGTTATGATAATTTGGAGAATTTCCCGACTGTAACGGGCGCTTCATCCTCTACTTATCATTGCGATTATTTCTGGAATACATCAGGCGGCACTTCTGGCTTCCGGCTGTGTCTCCGTGGTTGTGGTGCGAACGATGGGGTTCGATCGGGTTCTGCGGCTTTGAATGTGGACAGTGCTGTTTCGGGTGCCGGTGTGAGCTGGGGTTCGCCTCTCTGCGAAGCAGAAGAGGAATGGCCGATAGTCCCAACGTATGCTCCTGCGTCCTAAAGGGTACATAAGGGTGCAAAAGAGTACATTGTGTCCTTTGTGAACAAAGGTGTACAATGGATGCGTGTACACGGCTCCGATAGGAGCCAGCACCCGTGGCGCGATAGCGACACCCAGATAGTTCTTTGACATTTTTTCCATGTTTATGCTTACTGAATACGATGCAATTTATATCTTTGCGTCCCAAAAGGTTATCAGCACATGAGCCTTTGTTTTCTGGCTTCCGGCTGTGTCTCCGTGGTTGTAATGCGAACAATGGGGTTCAATCGGGTTCTGCGGCTTTGAATGTGAACAATGCTGTTTCGAGTGCCAATGTGAACTGGGGTTCGCCTCTCAACTTTTCAAGAACGAAATACAAGGTGTGCTGAAACCTCGCCCCTTGGCGAAAAATAAACTAAAGGCTAAGGTACTGGTAGACCGTGAATCGGGCCGAACGTAACGAGGTCAGAAGAAAAAGCAGACAAGACACTGCCAAGACACTGAAAAATGAATAGAAAAGGACACATTTCCCCTTCTATTGAAAAGAAGGGGAACTTTGAACTTGCATTCGACGGATTTTCTGAACACAAGAAGTCTCGGGATGCTGTTCGCGAGTTTGAAGAGAATTTACCGGATAACATTGAAGAATTGCTTTCCGCTTATATTAGTGGAACATGGCAAACGTCTGAATATGTGGAGAAGATAATACATGAGATAAAAACTCGTCGTATTGCTAAACTGCCGGTAAAAGATCATGTAATGCAGTGGGCCGCATGTTTACATGTAGAGCCCCTTTTATGTAATACTTTTATTCGAAATTCTTGTTCCTGTGTGAAAGGACGTGGCACGCATGATTTCGTTAATTTGCTGCGTAGTAGTCTGTATGATGATTACGAAGGTACATATTACTTTGTACAAATGGACGTCCACCATTTCTTCCCGAATATTCATCATGATTTAATGAAGAAGCACATCCGGTTTAAAATTAAGGACCCGAAGCTACTTGCTTTTCTTGATGAATTCATAGACAGTTATTATCAAGGTTTACCTTTGGGAGTTAAGATATCCCAGATTCTTGCGAACTTTTTTCTTGCTGCGTTTGACCGGTTAGCTATTTCTGTGTTTGGTATATTACAGGACCCGGAAAAGTTAGCCTATTGGACGAGCAGGTATATTACTCACTGTATTGTTACCTGTCGGACTAATAAGGAGGAAAAGGAACTAAGTAAGGGAGTGGCGTATCTTGGTAGAAAGTTTAGGTCTTATCTGAAAAAAGGATTGAAATATTATTTTCGTTTTGCTGATAATATTGTGATTATGCACAATGATAAGGCATTCCTTCATATCGTTACTGAATTGTCTATTATGATACTCGCAAGAGATTATTTGTTGCCAGTAAACAAGAGTTGGAATGTCCGGCCTGTCTACGAAGGTGGTGTAGATGTTTGTGGTTATGTATCTTATCACGATCATCGGGGACTAAGAAAAAGAAATAAGATAGAGTTATGCAAAGAAGTGGCTAAATTGAAGAAGCAAGGACTTTCTCCGGAAGAAATCAGATTACAGTGTTCTTCCAGAATTGGTTTTGCGATACATGCTGACGCAAAGAACTTATTACGTAAATTAGATATAAACATGGAAAAGAGATTGGGCAATGTAATGAAGAACCGTCGTGTCAAACTACCTTTTGAGGGTATGCGATTCGACCAGAAGAAACCTTTTTCTGAAATAGTCTGTAAAATAGGCGATGATGAGAAAGATTTTAAGATTATGCTGTTAGACTTCACTTTTGAGGACAGCAAGATTGAAACAGAAGATGTGATTGTTGAAGTGCCGGACGGTAACGGGGGCACGAAGCAGGAGAAAAAGACACAACCAAAGAAATGTCTTGTTATCCGTTACAAGCGAATTCTGGAAACGGTCACTCAAACAGCAATCGAAGGTGAAGAAACAGAGACTTACGTCTTTGAGAAGGTAAAGGATAAAGATGGTAATGTTACTGCAAAAGATGCGGAATACTATTCATATACGGGCAGCACCGTTATGATAGAACAGGCAAGTACTTCCTTCACGAAGGAGGACCTTCCTTGCCCGACTGTGGTTGCAGAGTTTGCCAATAAATTGAAGAAGAAATTTTATAAATTTACTTAGTTATGAACAGAGCTATTTATTTAGATAGAAGAAAGTTCGATAAATTCGATGATAACCATTTCATCGTGTATCTGAACGAAGAGACGATTCCGGAATATGTTCCGGAAGTGATGGACGGACAACCAGAGCCGGAGCCTTGTACGGCTTATGCTTATTCTGGTTCGGAAAAAGACGGTGGTACAATAATCGAAGCGACTTCTGCACAATATGATGATTTCGTAGCAGGACTTGTTCGGTTGAAGTTTTCGCAGAACCAGGTAGAGGCTATCCTATGTAATCAAGGTGATGGAGACGATGAACATCTGGCAGAGTATAATGCCCTGCAATTATATCGGAAAGATTGTAAGACTATTGCTGCCGAACTGTTAGCAAGGGAGTGACCTTTTGCGGGGGATAGGTTAAAAAAGAAGCCCCCGACCATGATATAGTATAGACGCCAATCTCATACATACATACAACGGTAACACCGCTGGCCGAGGGCTAAAAACCTTCTTCCGCAGTGTTACCGTTTTTATTTATATGTGAGATTGGCAGTGCAAAGATAGAAACTTTAGTTGATTATTGCCTTGTATTGTACTCATACTCTATGCTTTTCTTATTTTTTGTTATTAATATGCGCCTAATAAGCGCATATTTTGTTATCTTTGAACCGAACATATTTTATCGTTATGGATAACAAGATTGTAATATACGGAAAAACAGGTGGTGAGTTGTTGAAGATAGATGTGGATGATAACAGCTACCGTTATCGTGCTATAATGACTACTCATACTGTTACGCTCTATTATTCTCTTGCCGAACACGTTGATATACCGGTTGGTTCATATATTATTTATCAAGCTGTACGGTACACGTTGTGGGTCCCGGAAAATTTCAAAAAAAATAGTACCAGAAGTTTTGAATATACGGTGGAATTCGGAGATTATACAGCACTACTAAAGTTGTATAAGTATAAAGATTTGTCTGAAATTCCTTATCGTGTAAAATTCTCATTAACAGCTAAACCTCAAACTTTCCTCAAGCTCCTTGTTGAAAATATGAACCTAAGGGATTCCGGTTGGCAGGTAGGAACTTGTATTGATGCTGCGGAAAAGGCTCTAAGTTTTAACCATGAGTATTGCTATGATGTGCTCGGACGATTTTCTTCGGAATGGGGGACTGAATGGAATATAGATAATAAGACTATAAGTTTATGTAAAGTAGAGAAGTTTAAAAGCTCTCCTTTACCTTTATCGTACGGGAAAGGAAACGGAATAAAGCCGGGAACAGGCCGAGCAAATCAAGGTGATAAAAAGCCGGTTTCATTACTTTATGTACAGGGAGGTGAACGGAATATTGATTACTCAAAGTATAATAGCAAAAGCTTACTACTTCCTATCTCACAGGAATTGGAATATGAGGGGCATCGTTATGTGACAGATGCTAACGGAATGTATATTGTACGTGTTGGTAGCACTCCGGAGATCATAAGAGAAGATAGTTACGATGCCTCGGATATTTATCCAAAGAGGGTAGGTACTATTACTGCAGTCAAAGTGATTAATGAAGGAAAAAGTTTCTATGATGTAATTGATAATACTATACCGAGTGAGTTGAATTTTGAGGATTGTATTATTGCCGGAGAAACTATGACTATCATCTTCCAGACCGGAATGTTAGTTGGAAAAGAGTTTGAAGTAAAGTATATCCATGAACCTATTGTCAATGAGGAGGGAAAAACAGAAAAAGACGGCAGACGATTTGAGATAGTGCCGCAGGAAATAGATGGTATGATGATGCCGAATGAAACTTATTGTCCGAAACCTAATGATACTTATGCTGTTTTTAATGTTAGTTTGCCAGATGCCTATGTTTGTAACGATAGTGATAAGACGGGTGCATCGTGGGATATGTTCCGTGATGCAGTGCGATATTTTTATGAACATGAAGAATCCGAATTTACATTCTCTGGGACGTTGGACGGAATATGGGCTAAAAAGAAGTGGTTAGAGATTGGTGGTCGTTTAGTACCAGGTGCATATATTCGTTTCTCTGATACACAATTTCAGCCAGACGGAATAGATATCCGCATAACTGGCGTGAAAGATTATATCAATAAACCTTATTCTCCGGAAATTGAACTTTCCAATACTCCGGTTGCCGGATATGTCACCTCTGAACTTGGCAAAATAGATGCAAATGAAGTTATTGATGAAGAACATCATAAAGGAGCTTTGCAATTTACAAAGAGACGGTTTCGTGATGCAATGGAAACGATGTCTATGCTTGAAGATGCTTTCCTCAATTTTTCATCCTCAATAGACCCGATAACGGTTCGCACCATGCAGCTACTTGTCGGTGATGAAAGTTTGCAGTTTCGTTTCGTTACGAGCAAAACACTTCCTGTTGTGATATCATATAATATAACCTATGATATTAAAAAGAAGATTTTAAAAGCTCCTGCAACAATTTTGCAGCACATGACGATGGGTATTGATACAATAACAGCTTCTCACAAGGCCGGAGATTATAAATTCTGGGATATGGCAGAGTATAATTCTCCACCTTTAGTTGATGCTTCGAAGAAATACTACATGTATGCAAAGGTCAGTAAGGAGAATAGTGCTGGAACATTCCTGCTTAGTGAAACAGCTATCAAGTTGGAAGGAGTTTCCGGCTATTATCATCTGCTTGTTGGGGTACTGAATAGTGAATATGAAGGTGAACGTAGCTTTGTTGAATTATATGGTTTCACAGAAATTTTGCCGGGACGAGTCACTACCGACCGCATAGTATCGACTGACGGTAAGACTTACTTTGACTTAGTGCGAAGTGAAATCGGTGGAAAAATAAAGTTCGCTGCTGGCTCGTCCGGTTTGGATAATTTGGAAGAGTGGGAGAGTGTACGTCAAGATATCGAAGCAGCTACGGAAGCAGCTAAAGCCGCTAACACTGCTGTAGGTGGCTTGCATGACTATATCGATGGTGCATTTGCAGACGGTATCATCACGGAGGCCGAAGCTAAAGCCATTGAAAAGTATATCAATTCAGTAAACAACGCCAAAGCCTCTGTGGAAGCCACATACAATAAATTATATGTGAACACTTACCTTACGGGTACTGCCAAAACTGGATTACTCAATGCAAAGGTTACTTTGATGGGAAGCATTGAGAACCTTATCAAGTCCATCAATACGGCCATTGCTGACGGGCAGACTACTGTTGCGGAGAAACAGGATGTGGATAAAAAGTATGCGCTTTTTAATTCAGCTTATGCAGACTTTACCACTGCTGTGGAGGTAGCTAATCAAGCAATACAAGATGAGTTAAAGAAATATTCAGATGAAGCTCTGAAAGAAGCGAAAAAAGCTAAAGCGGCAGCGGATGCAGCCGCCCAAAGTGCGGATAATGCCAATGAAGCTGTTTCTGATTTGAACACTTACGTAGATGGTGCATTTGCAGACGGTATCATCACGGAGGCCGAAGCTAAAGCCATTGAAAAGTATATCAATTCAGTAAATGGTACAAAATTAGCTGTAGAAGCGACGTACACCAATCTTTTTACCAATGGCTATCTTACAGGCACAGCTAAGACCGGACTTCTTAATGCGAAAGTGTCATTCTTTGGTGCTATTGAGAATTTATTGAAGTCCATAAATACAGCAATTTCAGACGGAAAAACTACGGTTGCTGAAAAGAACGATGTAGATGCAAAGTATGCCTTATTTAATTCTGCCTATGCTGATTTTAATGATGCAGTTGAGGTAGCCTATAAAGCTATTCAAAACAAGTTGAAAGAGTACTCGGACGATGCGAAGGATTATGCAGGACAAATTACCAATACTGCAAAGGATAATATGGCTCAAGGGCTTGGATATACGAATTATAAAGCTTTGTCCGACGCTGCAAAAGCAGGGAATACAATTATAACCGGAGGTAAGATAAATACTGAATTAATAGAAGCTACTGCTATTATCACATCACAGATTTTGGCTAATGTTATCAATGGTAATGGATTAAATATAGGAGGCGACAAGTTTGTTGTATCTGTTGATGAAAATAAGCAGGTCCATGTGACTGTTAGAGGAAGGGTGGAAGCTGACGAAGGTGTTTTTTATGGCTCAATAGCGGAACCAGCTCAACCTATCGGAGATAACTCACTTCTTTCATTTGATACAGGATTCAATTTCTCAGGCTACGTTAGCAATGGGTCTAAAGAAATAAAGCTCCCATCAGATGCAGCTTATGCCGGAGTAAGTTGTAGTATCATTAATACAAAGAACACGACTGGATATTTTAAAATAACGTGTAAGAACGGAAATAATTTCATGTATACGTGTAATAATGGCTCTATGTATGATGTGAACTCGATTTACTTGTATGGAATTGGGGAATTAAGATTAAAAGCTGTATTGGATAGTTTGAAAACTGTTAGGTGGTTTATTGAGAATGATATGAATTTTAGTTATAAGTGGGCAGATAAGGCTTTTACGAATGGCTTACCAAGTCCATTTATGCGTATCATTGATTTGTTTGAACTTAATGGTAATAGCCTAAATTTATTATTCTGTGCTGACGGAAATACTCCGAGTATTAGTTGGTATGACAAAGGTGGGCAATGGTGGGGAATACAGTTCGCAAAATCGAGAAGTTCTCATAAAAAGAAATATCATGTTATTGCAATATCTAAAATATCTATCTTTTCATATTGGGTAAAGGATATTTCAGATGCGGGCTTTACAGTAGGTTTTACTAATAATGGATTTATTACCTTATCATCGGATGGTGCTGCAACTGTATATGTGATAGAGTATAATTAACAATAACTAAAAATAAAGAATGATGAAGATGTTTGATGGCATTACGGAGATGTTGATTATTGTCATTTTTGAAGTGTTTCTGGTGATCGTAGCAATGGGATGTGACTTTTCTTCTGGGTATTATAAGGCAAAACTTCGAAAGGAGGCGAGGGATTCATACGGTTTGCGTCGCACGGTCAGCAAGTTTATACTGTATGAGGGTAGTATGATTATTGCGTGTGGCATAGATTCAATTTGCTATGTCTGTAAGTTCTGGGAGTTTATTCATCTTCCGGTATTAACTAATATACCAGTAGTTTCTTCTATTGCAGCTATTTTTATTTTGTTTACGGAAGTTCTCTCTATTTGGGAAAAAGCGGATGCAAAGCAGCGAAGACAGGCCGGAAAAACGGCTGAAATAATAGGTAAGGCGATTACTAAAGAGACGTTGAACGAGGCTGTTCGACAAGCAATGATTAACATTAACAAGAAGGAGGACAAAGAAAATGACTGTTAAAGAATTTGTGAAGTGGATTTATCCGGCAGCGAAGTCCGGTGAGATTAGTCCGGTTTTTGTAACTGCACAAGCAGCTTTGGAAAGTGGATGGGGTAAAAGTGCCATAGGTAATAATTTGTTTGGCATAACTAAGGGTAGTTCGTGGACCGGAGCCGTACAGCTTGTGAACACGACTGAATATTTTAGTCGGCCAGATGTAACCTTTAAGGCTCCGGAAAAAGTTTTGTCTGTTACCAAAATAAATGATAAACGGTACAAGTATTCAGTTAGGCGCTTCTTCCGTGATTATGAATCTGTATCTGAATGTTTGGATGATCACTTGGCAATATTGAAGAAGCCCGGATATGCGGACGCATGGCCGTACCGTGATGACGCACGGAAATTTGCGGAGTATATTGTAAACGACATCGGTCCTAAGTATGCGACAGCACCAAACTATTACACAGAAATGTGTAAGGTGATTGCCATGGTTGAAAAGGTAGTGAAGGAGGAACGGCTATGATTATTGATACGTTGGTAATCGTTGTTTGTTTGGTAGCAGATACTCCACGAGTAGAACGAAAGCCAGACCCGGTTCCTCTGGATTGGAAACAAATGGAGTTGCAACTTGATTCTGCCATGCAGAAAGCGGTAGAATGTGCCGATAAGAAGTTTAGAAAGGAGATTGAACGGATAACTGATACTTCGGATATCCGTGCTATTGTGGATGAGTTGAAACGTGATAAAAGAAAAAGACCATGACACGAGAAGAATTGAAAATAAGCATGGGCTTTACACTTGCATTGGTATTGGCTATGTTGATGGGGTTTGCTGCCTTGTTTTCATCCTGCGGCAGTCACCGTTCGAACGTGAAGAAGGATATTTCAACCAACCTTGCTGTTGAAAGCTATAAAGCAGATTCAGCTTCTTCCGATAAAAAAGTACAGGTAACGGAATCTGGTAAAGTGACAGAAGCGGTTGAATCGTATGAGGTAAATTATGATACGGGTAAACCGATTGACCCTGCTACCGGTAAACCTCCTATAAAATCGGAGAAGTGGACCGGAACTAATAAAAAGTCGGAACTGAATCGTCAAGAGAATACCGATAATAAAGAAAACAGCATTTCCAATGAATCAACGTTTTCCCGACAACAGGAAGACGTTCATTTGAAAGCTGACGAACAGACAGACGAACCGACCTTTATAAAACAGATTGGCTTTGCCGGGGCGGGAATCGCTCTATTGATCATATCTTGTATTATTGCCTGGTTAGTGTACAAGAGGAAAAGAAAGAAGAATAACCTATAACCAGACCTTCCGGGGGCTTGAAAAGAAGAAAGCCCCCAGCCGTTAGTAAAGTGCTCTAACCTACCTACTAACAACATGCGCCAGAACGCACAGCCGGGGGCTTAATGTCCTCTGCTGCGTTCTGGCGCTGCTGCTTTGTGTAGGAAGGTTAGAGACTGCAAATATAGTTACTAACGGTAAACTTGCAAAATAATGAAGAGGAATAATGCCGACCGGGTATTAAATGAAAGACTTCGGGCAGGCAGAAAAGCATTGAAATACGTTCGTAGTAAATCTGGTGAAATGCAAACCTTTATTTCTAATTATTTGAAATTCCCAGATGTTATATCCCCAATGGATTTTATAGATCAGACTTTAAAGAAGGATAATAATTTGTAGATTGTTTAGGTAATTTCTATCTTTGCATCAGACACTGACGTCATAATCAGTGTTGCGTTAAACGAGCCGTCTGGGATGTGAATTTCGGACGGTTTTTCACTAAAGTTGTAAATGTTCTACTATTGTTCTACAAAATAAATGTTAATTAAAAGTTAATACCTTTATTTATCGGTGATACAGCACTGTTTGTTGTCAGATTCCGGTTCTGAAGGTCGTGCGTTTGAATCGCACCGGGGTCACAGATGAATCCCTTGATAATCAGTAGATTATTGAGGGATTCTTTTGTTTTAGTGCTAGTCTTTAGGTACAAAATTTAGGTTAAATATCCCCTTTTAAAGTATAGTTGTTGGTCTATTGTTGTTCCTAATAAACCAATGTAACATGTTGACTATCAAAGCTGAAGTCTTAAAATCTAAGCAAAAAGTTGATAAAACTTATAACGTAAAAATTAGGCTAACCTACAACAGAGAGGTTAAGAGGTTGGCTACTCATATCTTTGTAAGAGTAGAAGACCTGACTAAGGACTTCAAGTTAAAGAATCCAAAGTACATCAAGGAAGCTGACAGATTGGTCAGATACTATGAAGAGTTATGCATGGGGCTTCCATTGGAGGCTTCCAATTTAACCTTAAGTGATGTACTTGATTATATCCAGAAAGAGAAGGAAAAAAATACTCCTATTGACTTTATCCAGTTCTGCAAAGACTGGTTAACAACTACAGAGGTCAAAGGTAAGAGGAATTATCAAACTGCCCTCAATGCCTTCATTGCCTTCTTAGGAAAGGACCAATTAAATACTAACCAAGTTACCAAGTTGTTAATGATGGAGTTCATGGAATACCTTCACAAGAAAAGGGCTAAACAGGTGGCAGAACTTCAAAGAAAGGGTAAGAGAATACCTTCCAACAGAATGGTATCCCTGTATATGGGTAGCATCAGACATCTATTCAACGAAGCTAAGAAGAAGTATAATGATTATGACAGGAATCTCATTAGGATACCTAACTCACCTTTTGAGAACTTGGTGATACCAAAGCAGGAAGCAACTAGGAAGAGAGCATTATCAGCAGAGTTAATTAAGAAGATATGGGAATTACCCTATATCATTAATGCTAATGGCAGGGAAAGGTTATGCCCCTTTAACCTAGCTAAGGATTGCTTTATCCTTTCTTTCTGTCTTATAGGGATGAACTCTGCTGATTTGTATAACTGTAGTGAACTGGAAGATGGTTCAATTACCTATTACAGGACTAAGACTACAGACAGAAGACTTGATAAAGCTAAGATGAAAGTAGATGTTCTTCCTGTCTTACTACCTTTAATGAAGAAATATGAAGATTACACCCAGAAGAAGGTGTTCTGCTTCTATCATCTCTATTCTACTTTCAAGAACTTCAACAGAGCCATCAATCTTGGGTTAAAGCAAATTGGCAAAATACTGAAAGTGGATGATTTGGAATACTATGCTGCAAGGCACTCATGGGCTACATTAGCTGTTAATAAAGTAGGTATAGATAAGTATACAGTTCATGCTGCATTGAATCATATTGATGAGGCTATGAAAGTCACTGACATCTATATTGAAAGAGACTTCAAGGTAGAGAATGAAGCTAACAAGAAGGTGGTTGAGTATGTATTTGGTAGTTATAGTGAGCTGCCTAGTCCAGAAGTGAAGTAAGTTTAACACAAAAGAACCTCTGTAATTGATTGAATTATGGAGGCTCTTTAGTATATTTGTTCACTTACAATCTATATACTAATTACAAACTAAGTGAGACATGAGCATAGAAGATGAACTGGCAAAGGAAATAGCAGGACTTGATAGTAGTTTCATAGATGAGTTATACAATCTCCAGATTCCTGATGAGAAGACCAACCTGTCAGAAGTTATAACATTAGGCACTACTCCTGTATCAGAAGAGCACTCTAAAGAGGTTAAATCTTCCATAGTTGAAAACCAATTAGAAGAGACAGTACCTAATACTTATGGTGACTTACATGATGCACCTGTAGAGTACATTGAGATATTATCCTCTGGAAAAGTAGGAGAAACTAAAACCATACCTCAAGATACAGTAATAACTAGTTTGGATAACTTGCTATTTGGCAGAGCACCAGAAGTAATAAGAGAAGAAGTTGGTGACTCCTTCTGGAATCTGGCTGACTTCATAGATAAGATGCCTCATGGTATTATAGACAAGAAGATACCAGGTATTGGAGCTACTACCCTTGAGATAAACTCAAAGAGAAACTCAATCATAGTCTTTCCTACTAAGGCTCTGGCTTATGGTAAACACTCAAAGCATCCTAATACGTTATATGTAGGTAGTGAGATTAAAGGTGAAAAGGAAAAGGTAACTAATCAGCAGATTGAGGAATACCTAGCAAAAGATGGATACAAGAAACTTTTAGTAGTTGCAGACAGTCTAGGTAGGCTATTAAGTATCATAGGAAAAAACTATAAAGACTACTTCCTTATGATTGATGAGATTGATGTTCTCCAGACTGACAACAACTTTAGACCTCAATTGGAGAATGTGATTGACTACTACCTTATGTTCCCATTAAAGAACAGATGTATGGTAACAGCTACTATGAAGGAGTTCAGCAATCCACACTTAAAGACTGAATGTAGATTTCCTATAACATGGAAATACAATACCCATAGAAATATAGACTTACTACATACAGATAATGTCACACAGGCTGTCATAGAAAAGGTTATCTCCCATCCTACAGAGAAGGTGTTCATTGCCTATAACTCCATACTCCAGATAAGAAACATTATATCATCACTAGATGAAGAAACCAGAAAGGAATGTGCTATCCTATGTAGTGAGGCATCCATAAAGGAAGCAGGAGAATACTTTGCACCTAAATTGGGGGACAATAATACCTTACCTGCTAGGATTAACTTTGCCACCTGTTGCTACTTCACTGGTATAGATATAGAGGATAGTTACCATCTAATCACTGTATCAGATGTAAGAAGAAGCCACTCAATGTTAACCTTAGATAGAATGACACAAATACATGGTAGATGCAGAAAGGTCAATGGGATACTTAGTGAAACTATCATATATAACACCTTAGGATATGTATCAGTAATGGAAAGTATGGAAAAGTACACTGCCACTCTATTAAACAAAGCCCAAAAGGTACTCAAAGTACTTGAATCAGCAGATACCATCTCACAGGGGGATTATACCTTGACTGATCTATTTGCAATAATCAAAGAAGCCATAAGAGAGAAAGCACAGGAAAGAATTGCAGGGAATGAGTTAATTAACTTGACTAGAAAGGATGTACATGGAAAGGATGTACCTGCCTACCTCAATATAGACTACATCATTGAAAGGACAGAGTTATACTCCACATACTTTATGCCTGAAACACTGAAAGAAGTACTAAGGAAACAGGTTAAAATCATTAGCTACAACTCCCTGAACTATGATGTATCTCCAGAGCAAAACATCATAGAGAAAACCAATAAGGATGCACAGAATAAACTAACAGACAGCAATATCCAAGATGCCATAAAATACATCAAAACATTATCAACCACAGGACAGTTGAATGATAATACCTTGTACTCATATACTAGACATTGCAGAAGTAAAACTAAGATATTCTTAGAGAGATTCATCAAGCTATATAGGTATGTTGACCTTGATAGTCTGTTACATCAACTATGGGAAATTAGAACAAGTAACAGTGTAGTCTTCAAGAACCTTAATAATACAGTCATGTACTGGGCACTAGATGAAGAGCATCCTTTCAAAGTTGCTATAAGAAGATGCTTTACCCTTAATAGAAGTTATTCAGCAAATGAGATACAAGATAAGCTGACTCCCATAGTCCAGTATCATCTACACAAGGTACTGAAACCAAGAAAGTATGTAGTCTTATTGAAGGCAGTATATACCACTAGCAGAACATCTGGGAATAAGTATACCATCAGAAATGAGAATCCTAGAGGTTTTAAAGAACATACTGGCAGGATAGCTACCAAGGAGAATAATTTGTTAAGGCTATTCATGTTATAGAAGGTTAATATGCGACCAAATAAATGATAAGGATATTGGTGTTATAGACTTTATTTACTATATTTACAACTGATAATCAAATGGTTATAGAAGTGATACACTTCTAATATGGCATTGGCTATCAACAGAATCAACCTTAGGGTCAAATATCACCCTATACTAATTACTTTAGGATAAGCTCTTATCCTTTATTACTGTAGGTTATTAGTATGGGGTGGATTTTGACCCTATAAAATCAGAATTAATGACAATAGTTAAACAATTCACCATCATCCCCATTGAAGCTTGCAAATACTTCAAGCCCAAAGACCTTTATCTACTGGCAGGTCTGTATATTAATGCACCTTATAAGGAAAGAGAAGAATATCTGGTGACAAATACCACTTATGAACAGCTATCAGGCACTACAGGAGTCAGTCTTGATTATATCAAGGATGCCTTTATTCCCAGATTAAAAGAAACCAACTATGTTAAAATTGAGACCATACAGGAGAGCTATATGGTCAAGAGAAATATTTATCATCTACCTAATCCACCAAAGAATTTCAGGATTATATGGGCAGAGTTATTCAGTGACAGTTCTTTAAGTCCAGAAGAGAAAGGAGTTATGATAGGGTTATATTGCCTTTGTATTAACAATGAGTTCAGGATAGACCTATCAGATAAACTCATTTATAGTCACTTGGATATGGCAAAGAACACATATAAAAAGTATAGAGACTTACTTATTGAGAAAAAGGTTATCTGGTCTTCCTATGATGTTCCAATGAAACTAGTATGGGCTGAACACATGGAAACTCAAGTCCTTCTGTACCCTCACTTGGGTTACAATACTTGGATAGACAAAGTTACATCACATGCACCAGATGATGATGAAATCAAGCAATACCTTGATACTATTAATGATGAATGAATGATACATACCCCAATATCCCCTGTTTTCACACCAGAAGACAGGGGATTATTGTATATGTACATAACTAATATATAGCACTCCCTACTGCTCCTACCATACTGTAATTCAGATAATTTTTATTTTCAATTTCTGTAAACTTGATACCTACAAGTGCACTCTAAGTCACAAAGTCTCCCTCCCCTTACCTTAGGAGTGGGATATCCCCCTCTGCAACAATAATAAAAATACAATTATGGAAAAGTTAAAGTTCTTAGAGACAGTGACAGTGAATGAGTTCAAGGCTCAAAAGGGGGTCAACAAGATTGAGGTAAAACAGAATCCTCATACAGGGAAGTGCTTCTTTGTTTATGGCTGTGAAATAGGTGCAGTAAGTGACAAGTTCCTTAATGGAGAAGTAACCAATCCTGTTATCTCTCAAGTATGTTCACCAGATACAGGTGATATGTTCTATATGCTGCATCAAAGAGGTGAAGGTGGAGCTATGACACTAGCAACTCTATGATGGTTGTTAATGTTGACCTCAAGGAAGTAAGTCCATTAGGGCTTGCTTCCTTTTTTCTTTATAGATTATATATCAACTATTAATATTATTCAGATATGTTGAATTTAAGAGTTTCATCCAAGAAGCAGGCTAAAATAAAGCTTGCTCTACAAGGCTGTGCAGGTTCAGGTAAGACCTATTCTGCATTGCTTTTAGCTTATGGTTTATGTAATGACTGGACTAAGATAGCCATTATTGACAGTGAGAATGGAAGTGCTGACCTTTATGCTCACTTAGGTGCTTATAATGTATTAAGTTTAAGTGATAACTTTACACCTGAAACTTATATACAAGCTATTGAAATATGTGAAGGTGCAGGTATGGAAGTTATCATAATTGATAGCATCTCACAGTGTTGGGATAACTTGCTTGAATACCATGCAGGATTACAAGGTAACAGCTTCACTAATTGGCAGAAGGTGACACCCAGAATCAATGCTTTCATGCAGAAAATATTGCAGTCTGAAAGCCATATTATATGCACTATGAGGTGCAAACAGGACTATGTTCTAAGTGAAAAGAATGGTAAGATGATACCAGAGAAAGTAGGACTTAAAGCAATCATGAGAGATGGTATAGATTATGAATTTACCATAGTATTTGATATTAATATGAAGCACCAGACTATTGCATCTAAAGACAGGACAAACCTGTTCATAGGTAAGCCTGATTTTACCATTACACCTGCTACAGGTCAGATAATACTTGACTGGTGTAATGATGGAGTTAATCTAGAGATGATAAGGAGTAAGATTAACAGCAGTAAAACCATTGAAGAACTAACTGCCATCTATCATCAATTTCCTGAATGGTATCAACAGTTAACATCAGACTTCATGCAGAAGAAAGCAGCACTTCAGGTACAAAAGAATCAACCAACTATTAACTATACCCCTAATTACATTAGATATGGAAATAATGCAGTTGCAGCCAGTCAGAGCTAATCTGATATACCCTAATAGAAATAAGGTAGATAACCCTTATATTCAAACAGTTGAGCCAATAGAAATCATCAACACAGGCATTATATCAACAAATCCTGTAGAAGCTGATTCCATAAGCACCAGAGAAGGTAATAAGTTACCTTTTATTGAGGCTAATACAAAGGAAGCAACCATGCAGTACCTCAAAGAGGAATGTATTACACCTGTGTTCTCTAAGGACAATGAGGTTACTATATCACACTCCAGTTTCATTGAAACTGTATGGGAAGCAGCTAATAAGGTGTTCTCCAATGAGAGAATAGAAGAACCTGCCATCAGGGTAAGCCATGTTATCAAAGGTAGAATACCGGAAGCTATTCATAAACCAGTGAATCAATTACTGGAATCTGATAAAACCATCTACTTTGAGAGAATGATGTTCTGTTTTGAAATACCTACCATATATGAGGATATTGCAGGTAACAGACTGAATTTAACCATAGGTGGAGTTAGGGCTTATAACCATGAAAACCTTTACAGCAAAAAGGGTGCAGAGAAGTTCAAGGTGTTCATTGGCTTTCAAAACATGGTATGCTGTAACATGTGTGTATCAACAGATGGTTACAGGTCAGAATTAAAGGTTATGAGTACAACTGAACTATTGAATGCAGTGATGAGGCTGTTGCAGGAATATAATATAGCTAAGCATCTGTACTATATGTCAGCCTACAAGGATACCTATATGAGAGAGTCCCAATTTGCCCAGTTCTTAGGTAGATGCAGATTATATCAGTTCTTACCTGTAGACCAGAAGAAGAAGTTACCACAGATGCTAATGACTGATACCCAGATAGGATTAGTTGCCAAAGCATATTACAATGATGATAACTTTAGCACCCTTTTGGACAGCAGGGAAATCAGCATGTGGAATGTGTACAACTTACTAACTGGAGCTAATAAAAGTAGCTACATTGATAACTTCTTGGACAGGTCACTTAATGCCACTCAATTGGCTGAAGGACTTAATAAGGCTTTATATGGTGAGAATGAATATAGTTGGTTCATTAATTAGTGTATCTTATGGACAGTATAATGAATGTAGCAGAGGTTCAATTGAGCTATAAAAGCAATGTCAAATCATCAACTAGATACAAGATAAATAGCTCACTGGATGCCTATGAACTATTGACAAAGTACTTCCCTGATGACACAATAGAATACAAGGAAAGTTTTAAAGTAGTGCTGCTTAATCAGTCTAACAAAGTACTGGGTATAGTACCTATTTCAGAAGGTGGAATATCTGCAACTTATGTAGATGTAAGATTGATATTACAAGCTGCATTGCTGGCTAATGCAACACAGGTAATATTGGCACATAATCACCCTTCTGGTGCTATAAAACCCAGTACTCTGGATGATGCTTTGACTGAAAAGGTCAAGAAGGCAGCAGAACTCATGGAGATTCATGTAGCAGACCATATAATCTTAAGTCCAGAGAAGGAATACTACTCCTATCATGATGAAGGAAAACTATAAACACTTAACCTTCTAAGGTCTACATTACCCTACCTTCTATTAAATCCATTCCCCTCTGCTGTTATTATACCATTATGATGGGAAATTTCTCCTGCCTCACTTTCTTGCATATTATATATACAAAGTAAGTGATGTAGAATGGCAAATCAAGGGATAGTTTTATAGAGGTTGAATGCCTCTTCTAATATAGGTTGAGGGTATTTGATTACAGGGTAAAGAGATGTACTGCTATAATTACTTAATCACTTGAGGTTCGGTGAAGTATGTAAACATGAATTATAGCAATAGTTGGTAAGTTAGATTAAATTAAATGTCGATTGAATTATGTGTGAGATAATCTTGATTCTAGTGGGGTTTGTCCTCACGAGTATGATACTTAAGGATTAAGAGGTTATATACCTCTTACTATGTGTTTTTATTGTTGTTGATAGCCCTAGTTCATCATGGACTGGGGCTTTAACTTGTGTATATATGACAGCATTAGATATGATATTACAGTGGCTCATATTGATAGCTACTGGTGCTCTATTTATATATTGGGCATACAGAAAGTGAATAATTAAGACTATCTTTGTGCAATAAGGATATAGCCTACACCTATGGTACTAATATGACTTGAAACCTATCAATTTATGATAGTCAGATGATTGAAGTATGACTAGAAAGTTCTATCTTTGTAGCTGTATCAACTAAATGACAACTAATGAAATAGAAGTTTAACAAGACATATTAGATAAAGAAGTGTTTGCTTCTTACTTGTGACAGTCCTAAAATTACCACCTTGAAGACTAACAATCACAGCAGTAAGTAGTGGATACTCATACCATTAGGTGTGGGCTTCCCTTATATTGTGTGATTGTAGGTATGTGGTAATACCTTGGACTCCCAATAAGGTTAGGCTCACACTTTCTTTTTGTAGTATGCTACAAAAGGAAATTTATT